TCTTCACCAGAGTTTACACATTCATAGTTCCACATTTAGGTATCACCTCACAAAGCACCTTAGACATGTGATTTTGTCTAAGGTGCTTTCTTTATTTGCAATCACAGGTTTCTGCTGCCACATTCAACCGCCACTCAAACTCAGAGATTAGCTTTTCCATCGAGGCAATAGCTGCGCTGCTGGTAGGCGGATCAAAGAGCAGCCGTACTTTCATGTACATGTAGGTCTTCACATCGTTCAGCCTCGGGTCCTCCGGGATAAACATATCCCAGGTCTCCGAAGCATCGCTGATTGAAAATCCAGTCTTCGGCCCTACCCCCAACTGGGTCAGAATTGAGAGAACGGAATTGATGTCGATGATAATGTCAGTATCAAACACGTCGTAATCCTCAGCAATGCCCAGCATCTTCTTGATGGAATTCAAGATACTTTCCATACTTAACCTCGTTTCCAGGGGCAGGTATCATTCGGTGCCCTCGTAACGGGGCCTCTTGGTAAAAGATCCGCGTCCCCATAATGTATAGCGTTGTGTGTCCGTGTAATCGTGGTGATCAGATACTCCGGATTCAAAAGTAAATTGCTGCGCTTCAGGATGTCCTCTTTAGAGATAGGGTTCATATGGTGGATCAGGATTTTCGGTCGAACGTACTTGCCATTCTTCCAAAAACCATTGATCTCATGCCCCTCCATCCCAAGGTCGCATCCGCCATCCCGTACAATCACGCGGTCTCGCAGTTGTTTCCACTCTTCGCTCTGGTAAAATATCTGGTTCAGGTAACGGTCAAACCCAAATGTGTCCGCTCCGACTTCGCCATCAAGCCTAAGGTACTCATAGCGTTCCTCAAAGGTAGAATATCCGCATAGCTCTGTGTATGTCCTAAGCATCTTCTTCTCCCTGGCCGCTATACCGTCTCATAGCCTTGATAGCTTCCTCGTACATCTCGCCCATCTGGGCTGCAGCAGCAAGATTATTCTTCTTGGCTTCCATCAGCTCGATCTGTTTCTCAAGTGCTTCCTTTTCGAGCCGTGCTTTCTGTGATCCAAGTTTCAGAAAGTGGGTAGTCTCCTGGCTGGAGGCTGTTCCTTCAAGGATTCGCTTCTCCACCAGGTCCATCGCCAGCTCAATCAGCTGGTTTTCACGTGCTTCCGGCGTCAGAGCCGGTCTAATCGTCCTTTTCGAGCCAGAACCATTCATTGTCTTTGCTCTTTTCAACTGTTTCCGACTCCTTTCTTGTCAGATTCTCCGGCTTTTTGTAGTGGTATGTAGGGGTGTAGATAAACCCAGAAAGGAGAAATAAAGGAGGTTTTGACTCTAAAACAGTCATAGAAACCTACATACCACTACAAAAAGCCGGAGGAAATATAAAAGGGCCCACAAGCCGGTTTAAGCCTGTTTTCCCAAATTCTTCCCCCGGAGAAATATCAAGGAGGGCCGCGATGTAGGGAGGGGGTGTTAAAAACACGACCCCCTCCCTATGGTTAAACAATGTCTATAGTGCGGTTAAGCTGTTTGATTTACTACATTTTCTCTCTTAACATCAACGAAATCCGTTTTCTCGCCATCAAAACGAAGTTTACAATAAACATTCATAAAGTCAGCAGAAATGATTTCATCAATTGCTTGCTCAATAGCAGCATTTTCTTCTTTCTCATCAAAAGAATCAGAATCAGCTGCAACACGAGCAAGATATGCACACGAATTGTACCCTTTTTCCGTGTCCCACAAGAACCACTTGGAGAAGTCCTGGAACGGATTGTAGGGGTTATCATAAGTGGTCAACATGTACTGAACCATAAGACTTCACCTCCTTAAGCGTTCAAGTATTTACTCACAGTAGAAGCAGAAATGCCGAGACTTTCAGCAATCTGTGCGTTTGTATAGCCAGAAGCAGCACGAGCTTTAATCAATGCAATCTTACCATTGCTAAGCTCGTTGTTCGCTCTAGGCGTTGCGCGTTGCCGCAAGTTATCGATGTCAGCGCTCTCCAAAATCTGGGACAGCACATTGTCCGAAATAGCGCCTGCCTGAATGGCTTCCCATTCCTTATCGCTAATGGTAATGGGGTGGCGCTTAGCCCCCACCTGTTGGCGGGCGGCCACTATAGCTTGCTGGGATACCTTCTTGAGCATCTTCTTATCATTGGCAAGGTCGGGGTCAGCCTCGATCTTCTCCTTGATACGGGCGTTGGCAAGGACCTGTGCCTGACGTTCACGGGGTTTATTCGAGTTGGCAAGGGCCAGGGCAGACTGAAGCCGGGTAACTTCCGGCTCGTAAGCCTTCTTGGCCTCGGGGCTGTACTTCAGGGTGCCGGTTGCCTTCATCTCTTTACGAGCTTCGTTTGCCAAGGACTTCAGCTTGTTTGCATATTCAGCATAAGCAAGCTCTGCCTTAGTACGGCGGTAGGATACCAGGGTATAGGCGTCGTCGGTCTCGGCCATCTTGGTAGACTGCTGCGTGCGCATCTTCTGCTTGGTGATGACCTCACCGGTCTTCTTATCCACACGGCTGGTCTCGTAGTAGAGATCGTCAGCAACCTTGTAGGTTTTCTTACCGGTTTCAGGATCGATCACGCCGCTACCCTGACGCTTAGGAACAGAGATCTCACTCTTTGCCCTCGTGATCAGAGTAGCACTGCCCTCATGATACTGACCGTTCTCATCGAAATGCCCCTGATACTTACGCTTCAATTCGGCAATGCCATTATCAGATTCGCTGCGCTTGTAATCAAGATCATGCTTTTTGGCATCAATAACAACCATAGAATGCCGAACTGCACGAGCAAGCTCTTCAGTGCTGGCACCTGCAAGAGTCATATCCATGATTAGATTAGATACGACACCCATCTGTTTCTGAGTATTGGCATCAGTCATTCGCTTGGTTTTGGTATCGCCTGCCGGAATCTTATACTCAACCTTAGGATCAAAGCCTTTAAGCCCCTCCAATTCGGGCTGGGATGCAATCTTATAGCCTTTGCCAAATGGAATGACCATGACAGTATCACCATCAAAGTCCGCGCCAGAAAGCCGCTCTGCCACCTTAGCATTGATGCCAACTGCATCCTTCGGGTTTGTACCAATGACACGTTTGCCCTCAGCGTTCTTGGTATTGACCTTCAAAATAGGGATTTCAAACAGACCGCCATGAGGATACCGAACCAGTGCAACGGTTTCTCCGTCATTAAAGTTTGGAGCATAGATCTCATTTTCACTAATGGAATTAAGCGGCAAAATCACCTGATACTTCTGCCTCGGCAAGGCCGCTGCCTGTAACGTAACTGCATTCTTGTCGCATCCGTCAGCAAAATCCTCGAGCAATTTGCGCTTAACAGTGGGGTTGGTAAGAGACCTGATTTCATCAAACTCTGCCTGCTTATCCTCAATAGCGATCTTAAGCTGGCGATTGATCAAAGCAATCGGCTGCTTAGCAAGGAACTGAGACGGAAGCTTGTCGGCCCATTCGCCCCAATCTCCTTCTACAGCACGCCAATTGATCTTGCTCAAATGCTCTTTGCCGTCGTCGCCGATGTAATAGCTTTGACCGCCCTTCTCCTTGATGAGTGAACCAAACGGATTATCCCGATCAACATTGCCGTCCTTATCGCGCTTGACTTTCTTCAGAACGTCCATCATCGGAACATCCTTGGTCTTATTCGTATTGAACCGAACATCCACACCATCGGGCAGATCATCGGCATACACAGCCATGCCCTTCAGGTAATGAGTTCCATCAACCAAGATGCGAGCCTGACCATAGTGAAGATTGCCCATATCCAGATCTTTCACACCGCGCCGAATCTCGATGACTCCGTCTTTCTGGATACCGCCATCTTCGGCATAGTTGATCATCAACCGCTTGGAATCAAGGCTTGACGGGAACTCAAACGGCTTATGAAAAGTCTCACCGTCGTCATAGGAAATAGCATAGTCACCAACTGAATGGATCTTAGAGGCATCGTAGATCTCGCTGTACTGGGTACCGGGAGGCGTCAACACTTTCAAAGTCGTCTTCTGTGCAGGATTGGTAGCCTGCGGAATACGGCGGTTAAAGGTGTCGTAACCTTCCATCTCCAAAATATAAAGAGCCTGGTCGAACTTAGTCCGGGAAACCCCGAGCTCACGTTCTGCACCAGGCCCCACATCCAGGAAACCTTTCTCTTTGACCAGTTCGCGCAGCTTATCAGCCGTAGCCGTACTCTGCCGCATACGGGTCTCTGCATTCTCATTCAGCAAAGAACGTACCGAAGAATCATTATCAAAGCCCATAATTTCAGCAATTTCATTCAGACTCTTCCCTTCTTTGCGCAAGGATTTTGCCTGGTCCACCATCTGCATACGCTTCTGGCTTTTGGCATAGGAGAGCTGAACACGGAGTTTGGTGGTCGTAGTGCCCATCTTCTCCGCGATCTCTTTCTCTGTAAGTCCTTGGCCCGCATACTCATTGTACCGGCTCAGAAACGTATCTGTGCGCTGCTTCGGGTTCTCGCCGGACCCCCAGGGGTATCGGCCAGAGCCACGGCCAGGAGCGCCATCCATGACGCTGACGCCATAGTGGATCATTACATCTTCGATCGGCGGTTTATCCTGGTACATAGCTCAACTCTCCATTTCTTTGACTTGTTCAATGACTTTATCGGCCTCGACGATCTTCTTGGTGATCGCCAGAATATCATTGGGATCTGGCTTCTCCACGAGAATATCATCGCTTTGATAGATGCGAAGCTCTGTGTCAATATCAGACGGCTTGATACCGTACTCAAGACAGAACAGCGCTGCATAGATCATCAGCTGTTCAATATGTGCCGGAACCTTGCCAGTCTTCAAATCATGGATGCGCAGCAAATCGCCACGCAGGTCAATTGCATCGGCAGTGCCAAAGCAGTTCGGAGAGTAATATAAAACCTGCTCAGGTCTAAGCTTAAAACCGATCGCGTCATTGACATACATATTCAACGTTTTGTGAGACTTCGGAAGCCTCTGCCCGAGATCGATGGATTCCGCTGCATACTCGTGCAGTCTGGTCCCCATCGCCACGGCAAGAAAGTTGCGGTAGGCTTCCGCAATCTTGTTGGGGTCGTAGTTCAGCCAGTGATACTTACTGGCACCCAGAAAGGCATGCTGCCCTCTAAGTTTCGAATGATCGTTGAAGTTCATTCAGAACATCCTCCTTGTTCTCAGGATAAACAAAACGAGCGAACGACATCTCTGCCATTCGCTCAACGTAGTAATCCTGATTTGGCTGGTGGTTCGCATTTTCAGCCTTTTTGCATTCAAGAGCTGCCCAGTGGTCTTTGTACAAAACCATCAAATCCGGGATGCCCTGAATATAATTGGCATCATTTTTCAGAACCATACAGCCAGGGAAGCGTTTCTTCAGATCATCAATGAGACCCTTCTGAAATTTGCTTTCTTTTGCCATAAGGCCTTCTCCTTTGCAAAACAAAAGACAATATGCCTTGAAAACTGCCAAAAACAGTTAAAAACGGGACATATTATCTCTCTCATAATACACCATGTTTTTTTCGCGAACCCAAGGCCGAAATCAGGGCAAAATAAAAGGCCCATGCACTTCTGCACAGGCCATAGGGAAAATATCAATATTCAGCAGTAATCATCAATCGTAAGTGGATGCCTCCGTCGGATAGCTGCCAAACAGTTCTGCATCCTCGGCAGTAATACTGTAACCGCACTCAGGGCATTCAAACCATTCTCCGCCATCACGCTTCTCACACTGCACATGGCAATGCGGGCACCACTGTTCGCCGGTCGGCAGGAAGTCAGCCATGTGGACTTTGCTTACTTCCACTTTACCATCCGGCCCATCGAAGACATGGATCTCATTACCATGTTCTGTGTAGACATCTACTTCCGTAACTTCTGATTTCCGTTTCTTATTGAACAATCCCATTGCTTAACCTCCTTGTGTAGTTTCCTCGGACATTTTCAGTATAGTCAAAATATCAGTCCACCGCAACAAGGAAATTGTAAACTTTTTTACTTCACATAACGCAGATCCTCCACACTGCAGTTCATAGCCTTTGCCATTTTATCGATCTGGTAAAAACTCGGAAAATGCTTGCCGTAAAGATAATCCGAGATACGAGCCTGCTGGATGCCAGTTTTTTCACTCAGTTCTTCTTGCGTCAAACCACTATGTTCAAGAGCTCGTCGAAGCAGCACTCCAAATATCCGTTTAAAGCTTTCCTTGTCCAAATCCTGATCGCTTTTCGGGATAGGGATCAGAACATTGTTTGTCAGGTTATAAAAATAATTATACTTGGAGTTGGTTTCAAGTAACAGCATCAAGTGAACATACTCTCTGGCGTGTACAACTTCACCTAACAAACCAGGAAAATATAAATACACCTGATGCATATACTCGTCCATCAAATTAGATTCTCGGCTCACTGGTCTATCTCCTTTCAAAACTTTTGTAGCACATGTAGCACAATTTTTTGAAAAAATTTTGGATTTTTAATTATATATTACTATTTATGCTATATTTAGCATAATTTCATATATATAAATAAAATAGGGTAATTTTTGCAATTTTTTTGTGCTACATTCGATTTTTGTGCTACAAAATGCTTGTTTTTATGCTAAATATGGCATAATTTGAGGTCTTCTCATGATTTCCTTATAAAATCGGTACCTTTTGCAGCCTCAAAAATTTTGTGCTACATTTTGCCCTATTTTTGTAGCACATTTTTATTTTTTGTGCTACACGCCATTTTTGTGCTACAAAAGGCCCCATTTTGTGCTACATTTTTCAGTCCGGATGCTTCATTTTTTCGACTTTGTAAGCTAATTCAATCGTGTCTCGTACGACCTCAGAAGTCGATTTTTTGCTCCAAAATGCCACTGTTTTCAGTTTCCGAAGGTCATCTTTTCCGATTCTCAGCGAGAGATGCACGTCCTTCGTGGCCTTATTCTGCCTGATTTCCACCTTCTTTCACCTCCTCAAACGGCGCTTTTTCCCCGGTCCAACCACAATCTTTACAATAGAAAACCTCTTCGCGCTTGCCTGGCTCACCACCTACAATTGTGCAATGACCTAATTTGTATTCGTCTTTGAACTTCCAATCCAAATCAACATTAAGAATCCGCTTGCATTTCGGGCAGCGGAAGTAATCCTTTTGATTGGGGTTCGCAGCCATATAGAGCTCAATATAGCGTTTCTTTTTGCGGCTGTAACCCGAAATCAGTTCATGAACACTTTCCGCAGTTCCTTTTGGCCCTTCCCAATATGGATCACTTACCGCTCTCTTACAGTCCTCATATTTAAGATCCTCAAGGCAATCGAGAACCATATCAAGATCCCTCTTATCAAACTTTAAATCAATCATACTCAGCCCTCCTTAGGCATACTTTTCTCCGTCGTTTACCCAGCCACAAAACACACATTTACGGCACAAATACCATCCGTGTTTTGCATCACCCTTGATTTCGGTTACGACTTTCTGCCCACAAATAGGGCATTTCGTCTCCGCCTCATCAACAATCTTCTTGACTTCCTCATCCAAAGGCATAAATATCATTCTCCTTTCACAGTATATAAGAGAATTCCGGCATCATTAAAGCTCGTCGATCTGCTTTGTATTATCCACTTAACAATCAGTCGATTGAGGTCCGTGAAAGGAATTTTATCATCTCCATCCGTCTGAATCCAATTAGTGTATGCCTCAAATCTAAGTTGCTTTCCATCTTCATCAAATATCGGCTTCGCAAGTTTAACCCAATTCGCTCCAGGAAGACCCATCTCCATAAATTCACGTACAGTCATTACTTTTCCTCCTTCCAAAAACCTTTGAGCCTCTGATGATACTTTTTGGCACAATCCGGGCACAGGGTTTTCCCTTCCCAGATCTCCCAGCCTTCGAGTTTTTCAAATTTACCAAAAGGATCAATCCACCCCGACCGATCAATTCCACCGACATATCCGGCAAATCCAGTATTCTCACATCGGTCGCAAATATAAAGTTTTCCGATTTTAGTCATTCGAGTCCCCTTTCATAAGATCACGGCATTCTTCTGGTGAAATAGTATAGACGTTTCCGCAATCCACCAATTTCTCGACGGTCTCGCTGTCAATGTCAGTCTCCTTCCCAGTAATAATCTCGCTCATCGGCAGCCCTTTAATCCACTCGCAAAACGTCCGCCACTCATCCAGCTTATGCTCTTTCCGCTGATGGTAAATATTGGCAAGTACCTCATAATTGACAAGCAACGTCCGCTTCTGGTTATAGGAGCTCGGCAACAGCTGGATAATCTGCCACCAAACTTCCTTGTCCTTAGGCTCATAGGTCTTGATTTCAGTATGAACATTTCCAATTGGGCTTGTTCCACCTTCGAGATAGATATTTCTCCAGTAATTCAGATCCTCCACAGTATACTCAAGCCCCTGCATACTGTACTTGTTCAGATGCTCATGGCTGAAATCCTCCAGCTCAAACTCCTTATCTGTAATTTTATGCATGGTAGAACAGGAGTTACCAACAGTGCCAACTTTGTAGGTATCCATCTCCTTCCACCAGTACAGCGGCCCTGTAACGTCCATCGTCACCGTAATAAACCGCCGATACTTCGCATGACTCGGCCCAGCCTTAGCGAGTTTCTTCATAAGTTTCTGATCATTAGGGCCAATTTCAAAACAGGAACCATCAGGATTACTTAGTACAATTGTTTTGTCATAGAGACCATCATCACAGAATCCAGGGTTTGCATCATTATCTCTACAAAAATAGCACGCAGCACTATCACTTTTATCCCAGCTGTTAAAAGAGTTCCGAGCCCCACGAATGGCCGCCTCCCAGCCATGAATATCAGTCTTTTCAATTTTAATCATAATACCTTTTCTACTCCTTTCACTAACTCAGTTCCACGACCATTAGGTCTAGGTCTCCAGATATATTTGGCCAGAACATATTTGGCATTGTTAAGATACAAAATATCACAAGCATCATCTGTATCATTAGCAGGCCTGATAAGGCTGCCATCAATCTTGTAAATTGAAATGGTCGGCATACATCCATATTGTGAATTCTTATTGAGGTCTTCGATAATCTGCTTAAAACGAGGGAATTCTTCATCTGAAATAATCGCCAATCCATGAGTTTCGTCATCGCAACCCATATTTACAATATAGTACAAATTATCCATTGCCTCTCCCTTCTCTTTCGAGTCATACCCCGCTGCTTTCATATAGTCGTTAAACCCTTCATTAAGAGCATACTGTGCGGGGTCAATGTGCTCCAAATTCTGTTCGGAGACTGAAGCGTAGCGCCCCTTTTCGCCTTTAAATAATGCATCTCTCAGCACAAGGTATCTGACAGGCCATGACCGAAAAAGATCTTTAATGACCCCAGTCCGCCCTTCATTAACGATTTTTACTCTATCTCCAACCTTAAAGCTCATCACTTTTCTCCTTTTTCTCATGCTCGTTCATACAGTGAAGCTCATGATTTTCCTCATCGACAAACTGAATTGCCCCAGGATACACGAGCCTCATTCCGCTTTCAGTCTCAACTACCCCGCGAACACAAGAATACTGTCCTCCTCTATGCCCACCCATAGTAGCGGTAGGAGGCAAAGGTTCCATATACTGTTCCCAGCAATGGAAATATCCATACTCACCATTTACCTTGCAAAGCCGTCTCTCAGGCCTGATCGTGAAATTAGGTGTTGCCATTGTTTTTCTCCTTATCTTGAATCTTAGCCGTTTCCTCTGTTACATGGCAAGGGCATAATTTACCTAGACACTCGTCATCTTTTCCCTTGATGAATTCTTTTTTATAGAAATCACTAATCGCATTTGCGCAAGCAGAATCGACTTCTGTGAGTTTCTCTCCGGTGTAAAGCCAGGGGCATAGCTCTCTCATAAACTTGTCATAGTCTTGACTAATCTTTGCTAGTTCTTCTTTTAGCTTTTCTTCAACAATTCTCTGGTGCTGCTCAATGTTGGATTTTTCTTTGATAACACGTTTAATTTTGCTGTTCGTTCCAAACATTTTCTTCGTGTAAGCAGCACAGAAAGCGGCTTCCGGATCGAAATTTGTTTCATCTTTGCTCATGGATACGATGGTTTTTGTCCCATCAGTCCACAACACAATCGTCTTCGGACCGTTAAAGATAATCTTCTTAACATCGACATTTTTCATCTCATCAGCATTCCCAATACGTTTATCCTGAAATTCTTTTAGATTTCTATACAAGGTTTTACAGCTTCGCAGACCCATCGTAATCGTCTCTTCCTCAATGTTTTTACGCGGAATCTTCGCAAGTGAACTTGCATTAACCTCAATTTCATGGCACTGGCCATCATCGTCCAGGGTCCATGCACCATCTAGTGCGATTGTGTAAATGGGCTTAGTGTAAGGACCAATTTCTTTAATGCCAATAATTGTGCCCTTTCGCCCATAATAAGCATAGCAAATATCATTGACTTCTACACGATCTCCAATCTGAAGCACTTCATACATATTACCAAATTCCATCACTTATCCTCCTTAAAGTTCACAGGTTTGTTTCTCTCCGTATACCAGATTGTAGTCACACCGTAATCAAAGCTGACAAACGATGTGTTGATACTTAGAATATCAATGTTCGGATGCCGTTCGATAAAGTCGTTGACTGAAAAACTAGTGCCATCGACTTTCGTGCGAAATTTCATGGTTCTGAGTTTTTTCTCAATCGGTCGTCCATTAAATGTTGCCATCTTATTTCTCCTTATCTCCCAGCTCGACAAGCTTGTCAATCACATGGTCAAATGCTTCTTCAATAGTATCTGCAGCAATGTCAATGTTTTCGTAAGTCGCCAGATTCGCCACCATCATCTTATAGACCGTTTTTTCGCTCGGAACAAAAATATCGATGCTAAATGCAATGATAAAAGGAATCATCAGTTTCTTTGCCGTTGCTTTTAGTGCCAGGCCTTCTTTATAGTCACTATCATCTTCTCCATAACTGGCATTCGTAATCGTTAGCAACATTCCTAATGCATATGTCAAAAGCCACGCGATTCCGATCAGTCCGGCGGCAATAGCAGCAAAGGTTTTAACAATATTAAACACATCACACAGATAAAACCAAATAGGGTTAATTACATTCATCTCACTTATCCTCCTTAAAGTTCACAGGTTTGTGGCTGTCCATGTTATACGGTTCCGCCAGGCATTCATTGCACGGGTTTTTGTACGGCTCCAATTCGTAATACTTGCATTTCTTGCAGTAAATATCATAAAAGACTTCCTTAGTACGAGTTTCCATATTAAAGTTCCTCCATTTCGTAGGCCCTTCCAACTTTTTTTAGCATTTCTTCTGCTCTGGCTTTAGAAAAAACAATCGCAAATGTTTTATCAGGAGTCAATTCTATAATAGATGAACCGGGTGTATAGCGGTATACGTATCTTCCGTCATAGCATTTAAGTACATATTTATCCGGCTCAGGCGCTCCACTGTTCATCACGACAAGTTCTCCGTTGATCTCTTCTTCTGGAACATTCACAACTTTGACGTAATTAGGTAGTAAAATTACGTCACTCTCCTTTTGTTTGAGGATGTTTTCATAAAGGCTCGAAAGTTCCCAGTCTTTGAGTTCCTTATCACTCTGCAAAATCAGCACGTTGCTCTCGCTCATCCTGCGCTTTCCTCCTTTACTGCAGCCAAAAGCAGCCCATCACAAATATCATTGTTCTCGTCTCGGTAAACAACCACCGGTCGGACTCCGTCACCGTCACAGGCAGCATTGAATCCAAAATGTTCATTCATGCAGCGTGCTCTCCAATACTGCTGCATCTTTCGTGCCATTCGCTCATTGTCTTTCGCACGAATTGCTTCGGCTTCCCAGTGCCGCGCCTGGCTTTCCCATGTAGCAGCTTCCCGGCGAGCAGCTTCAATTTCCTTCTCATCATCTTTCATGGCCGTAAAATATAACGCAGTAGCGCTAAAAATAGCCCCAATAATGATACCGCCAACAAATGCAAAAACACCCATTTTACTTAACCTCCATTTTTCCGTATGGGTACGAATCACTAAGTACCCAGCAATCTTCATTTCTAATTTTGTGGATCTCCTGATTTGTGCACGTGCAAAACCATCCGTATTCATAATATCGTTTAGAATTATTCCAGGTCTTGCGTCTTTTCAGAAACAGGCAATCCATACACCGTCTTTCCTGATGATCATGAGCCTTGTATCCCATCACGTAGCCTCACTCGATATAGTCATCGTAAATACTAAGAAATGGGAGACTATGATCACCATTCGGTCCATAAATAATGATCGGAGAGCCGATGCTTTTCACAAGTTCAATCAAATCATCAAGGCTATCCAACTTTACGCCGTAGCCTCCATTTGTAAGCTTTCGTGCTTCCTCGCAGGGCTTTCTAACTTCTGGCCCAAAAGACGCACGGTCAATTAAGAATTTCATCTGAATTTCTCCTTTCAGAAATCACCATAGTGACGTTTGAAATCTCGATTTGCATTAAAATCCCGCTTCTCTTCGTAGGCCTTGGCAATCCGCAGGTCAATGAAGGATTTAGAAGTGAGATGGTAGTAATAAAGATCCTTATAAGGTGTATTCAGTCGGTCAATGCGCCCTTCTGACTGTTTTGAGATTTTGTATGAGTAGTTTCGGGAGTAAAACAGAATCGTGTCAGTTGTGATGCAGTTCCATCCTTCTGCCCCCGCAGTATATTGTACAAGGTACACCCAGGAATCGGTTTGCGGTATAGGTTCATGCCCATGCCCATTCCATTCTGCCACGGCAACACCTTCACCAAAATTCATCCCTTTCAAAATATCAAGCTCGTAATCAAAGTTATAGAAGATGATCAATCTCGGATGATCCTCAAACACTTCCAAAACTAGTGTCTGCCTGGAAATATCAGAGTTCGCAATCTTCCTGGCACAGTAATAAAGCTCTGAAGCATTCTCAATCGGTTCGTTCTTCCACGGATTCCAACGGGTTCTGAAAAGCTGCTTCGTCCCTTCTCGGTCAAACTCTGCCATCAGATACTCGTGATGCTGAACGGTATCTCGCTTGAAATCCATCGGCACCAAAATATCATTGCGCAGTCTGCATAGGTGCCCTGTATCCACGAACCGTTCGATTTTTGGAAACGACTTGCAATACTGTGAATAAACAGCGTGCCTACGTAAAAATTCTGTCTTGTTTTTGTAGAACCCATTTGCCACAAAGACCGGAATATAATCGCTCCAGGTATCTCCGGGGGTAGCCGACAGCAAAATCCACTCATTCTTACGAGTAATTTTGTAAAACGCCTTCGCCCAGCTGCCAGATCCTACTACACGCTGTTCATCAAATATAAAGAACGCACCGTACACTCCAACATACTTTTTGATGTTGTTCCACGAGTCCACCACAACGTTGTGCCTGTAAATATCACAATCCTTATGCGTGGACATAAGAAACGGCCCAAGCTCTTTCTCCCATTCGAGAGTATCGCGCTTTCGGGCCGTTGTGATAATATAAAGATCCTTCGGCGGGTCATCCATAGGTACATAATCTCCGCCTTTTAAGCTTTCAATATCGCCTCCGTTTCGTAGATAGTAGTATCCAAGAGAAGTAATCGACTTCCCACTTCCAACATCTCCGCAAAGAATGCAGCCCCGCTTCATCTTTTTAATAGCTTCAATCTGGAAGTCATAGAGTTTCATCATGTTATCACCTTAATAGGATATCAACCAAATAGCCAAGAGAATAATCCCAGTTAAAGCTACTGTGCTACCCAGAACCAGCACCCCAGGCCATCCGTATGTCAATGCCACGGCTACAGCAAGTGCAATAAACGGTGTTAGCAGCAGAATCCAGCCTAAAATATGAAAGAATGTTCTCATACAATCACCTCAGTAAAACTGTAATAAAATAGTACGGAAACACAATGATTCCAACAAAGGCAGCAAACAAAAGCCATGCCAACAGAATAATACACAGTGTCGCGGCCAAAGATTCAAGCATGCTATCTGTTTCTCCATAAATCTCCACGAATATTGGTACAATCCCGATTGCGCTGGCCATAAGCCCAATCATAATAAGCATCTTAATTATCGAAGCCATCATTTTTCTTTTCCTTTCAAATATAAAAACATTATAACCGCACCATCGAGCATGTGGCCGAGGTAATCCCAATGCCCAGTAACTCCCGCTGCAAATATAAGCACCATAACGCCCAGAAGGTACAGACAATCTCGTAAACTCATAATTTACCTCTTAATAAGAATGCCCCGAGAAACATCATCCCCACCATAGCTAGGGCAAAGAGAGTTCCTCGCCAGTCGGCAATAAACGATAGAATCAAGATACCAGCAAGTGGCAGAAGCATCAAAATCCATCCCAAAATCTGTAAAAACGTCATTTGCTCGTCAAATCCTCCACAATAGCCACCACAAACATGAGCAGCAAAATCCCACAAACGATTCCGGCCAGGCCCAAAATCATCTTGATAATCAGGGCAATGCCTAAGCTGATTATTGCCTGGATTCCAGAGATGATCATAAGCCCCGCCCCGATCAATGCCATAAGTCCGATCAAAAATAAAACCATCATAATTAGTTCCTCCAAAATATCAATACTCGTCCGGCAGCAAAATCGTAGTTCTACTACGATCTGCCTCCGTAATGATCCAAATCGTGTCATCAGGATGGTCCTTGCGCTTATAGACACTCATCAACCGCAGCCCATCCACAAGTGCTTCCTCGTTGGCGGCCTTATCCTCATCACACATGTTGCCCCAGTCACCGTTGATATGCCGGTTTAAAGAGACAATCATAAACCGCATAAAACCTGCATCCTCAAGCTTTGCATTCACACCAGGAGTAGAATAAACATTACCAGGTTCAAACTTCCTCATTTGTGTCTCCTTTCTCCAACATAATTTTATTCATACGTTGCGTCAGACAAATGATGCTTTCTTCTCCAACCACTACCCCTCCTTCCCCATTGTCAAGGGCAACTAAATAGATAAACTTGTTTTTATCGGGAAGGAACTTGACGTTACAGATTATTCCTTTTTCTGTATGAAGAGAGAAGCAATCCATAAAAACTTTAACTCTATCCCCAACACGATACATCATTTTTCTCCTTTCATCGGGGCCGTACCGTAATACGCCGTTTAACCCTCTCAAATCAGGCACCCCCAAAATATCAATCAGAACGGGCAACCGTCGGGATTATCGATCTCAGTTTCCACATAGTCTGAATATTTATCAGCAAACGGATCGTCCTCGATCTTTGCATACATCGAGTCAAGGTAAGCCGAGATGCCGCGCTTGCCATTAACTTCCCACATATAGGGGCTGATGACAACACCACACTCTTCGATCTTAGCAAAGTCCAGGCTGGAGATCGTGTTTTCGTTGAGGAAGACCTGCTTATGATTAGACAGCAGACGAACCTTCGGAGCACGAACCTTGAAGCTGACTTTCACCTTAATGTAATGAGTGGGTTCCTCATCCGGGTCTTTGGAGATCAGCGGACGCACATTCCAGCCGTCTTTTGCGAGGTTTTCTGCCATCTGAGGATCATCGATGATAACGGCAAAATTGCGGTCGCCCTCACGATTGTAGTTATCGCCCTTGCCCGAGAAATTCTTGAAGATCAGACGTGCATTGTCGATCACCAGTTTATTCATACGTTCAGCCATTACAGTTTTCTCCTTTTCAAATATCATTGTCACAATCACCGGCGGGCTCTTTTACCGAGGGCCACTCCTCCGGCACGATTCTGCGACGAAATTCGTTTTTGTTGATAGGGCTTGACCCCAGATTGTTTTTAAAGATTTTTGCCAAGGCATTCCATTTGTCGTTTTGCTCGCCCAGAATCGTCACGAGCTGCCAGTTCGACTTGATTTTTCTAAGGTCGATCAGCTCGTTCGTCTCCTTGACAAACTCCTTACGGATCAGTGCCCCAACTTCCCTGTCCGTAAAGCCGTAATACTCACGATGCTTGTAGGTGTCGAGGTACTTCTTAAAATAGTCTTTTGCTTTCAGAAAATATCACTCCTTTAGTTAGGCGTCCGCCTGGTTTGAACAAAGCTCTTTGCAAGCTCTTGGATCAAAGAATGTGTAAGTGCTTTTTCAAGGTCATTAGCCGGATTATCCGCCCATGCAAATTTAATATGAAGAAGCTCATGAACTAACGCTACTTCATAGTCAAAAGGTGCAAGTGTATCCGTGGCTCCAATATCCAGTTCATCCATAATTTGTATCATGGCCGATTGAATTTCACGATTATAGGTACATGTCCCATAAGTATCTTCGAGTACCATGTTGGATTTCCGTACTGCCCAATCAAAAACAATATTCCAATTTTCAATCCCAAGAATACGGAGCCAATAGTTAAAAAGATCTTCTGCTTTTTCTTTAGTCAAAATAGCACTCCATTCAAAAATAAAAGGCTAAGACCCCATGTTCCCACAGGGCCGTAGCCTTTGAAGTTAGTCCTTAATTCTGATTCTCGTACTTTTCTCCGACTTCCTCAGTCATTCCGCCAACGACGCAAAGTCCGAAGTTCACAATGTTGTATCCCAGCTTCTCAGACCATCGCAAGTTTTCATATTTATCCTCGCGACCTTCGTCGAATGCTGGCTGCCACATATGTGCCCCCGGAAATGCAATCGCGCATCCAATGACCCTACGGATTCTTTGAATAATAGTCATAATGCAAACCTCCAAATAAATTTAGGATTTTCTCCATATGAGGGCCTGCAAAATTCGCGTCAGAACGGTACATCGTCGTAAATCGGCGCTCCATGCTCATCATAGCTGCACCCAATGTACGGCTCATCCGAGACAAACCACTCGAAGTCACCAAACTCAGAAATATCATGCACCGCTGTATCGCACATCTTCTGATAATACGATTTATCGATGCAATCCTCTTTCTCAAGTTTCTTGACCATCTCCGCTTCCATCCAGCGATAGCCTTTAGAGCCTGTAGCCGCTGAGTATTTCTTCCCGCCGGTCTTCTTATCGTCAGACTCACGTACCAGAATACCGCCACCACAGCCAGGCTTCACAGGGCAGAACAAACCAACCTTACCCACAAATTTGTAGTCGTGCTGGTCTTCAGGCAGCCCTTCGTTCATATCCAAATATAAAGCCGAAGTTACCTGCTTGGTCTCGCACATGTCTTCAAACTCGATAGGCTCCTTGCTGAACAAGCTCTTGAACACATAAGGGATCTGGAACTGTGTACCAGTAGCCGTCCATTCATTGGCATGTTTTCCGCCCTTGTTGATGATACCCTGCTCATTGTATTTGGCAATGTACACAGCATCATTTACAAGGCAGATGCGGTCGTAAGTGGCCTCATGCTCAAAGACGTACCCATATTCCCGGCCATACTTGTCAATGAAGTCGAGAATATCATCCGTGACATCGGGCACTTTGATGGAATCAGTCTTGATGTGCGCCACGATAAAGCCTTTCTTCTGGACTTCTCGTTTGAGGGTTTCCATAAAGAGAGCCCCGCGCTTCGCAACAATATTGTCGTTATTGCGCGGATCTCTGAAGGCGTTACTGAATTTTGCCGAAGTCAGTCCATACACCGAGTTGATTGCAATTTTCAGCGCAAACGCCAGATCGTCCCAATCGTACTCAGCCTTGCCAGCAGCAATCGCTTCAGCAAACGGCACCAGCTTACCATCCAGAATGCCCCTCAGAGCCTCTACATCGTGATGTTTGATGTACATACGAGCAGCTTTCAGGTCGGCAAAATTCTTCGTATAAGGTCCGAAATGCCGTTCCGCAATGAGACTGGATGGATGCATCGAGCCAATATCATCAAGTCCCGCGTGCCCATACATGCCCGGCTTCGAGTATACATAACCACCTTCGCCGATTAGCTCTATAAAGACAACGGGTTCTTCATTTGCTTTTTTGGCTCGCTCATCCTCTGCCTTCTGCCGGTCCAAAAGCTCATATAGATACTCAGGATTTGCTCGGCACCTGTCGGCATCCAAAATATCAGTACACCAGTAGGATTTCGCCCCAGTCCAGACATAGTTCGGGAAGAATGGCATGATGCTCCAACCCACCGGCAATTCCTCGCCGGGCACATAACTGCGGTACTGCGGTTCGCCTTTCTCATTCCAGACACGGAAATCATAGTCGGCACCCAGTTTCTCACGCAGCTCTTCGTATTTGGTGTAAGGCACAGGTTTCCACAGTTCACGGTAATTGAACTGCCACTGCGGATTTTTCTCTCCACCAAATATAATTCTGGTAGTGTGCTGGTTGGTCGTGTCATTGACTGTCAGGCCCGACAAACTCGCCAGGATCTGCCGTGCCACCCAGTCAGCCTTACGGGCATTAAAGACAGCCTCTGTTGCAATAACATCATTATCACAATATTCGGCCACCTTGCCCCAAAGTTCTTCCGGTACCGGCTTATCCCAAGGCAGGCCCAATTCTTGGTGATGGATGCCCAGTTCGATCTCGAATTTCTTGAGACTCTGCTTTTTATTCGAGAAGTCGTAAATATCCGTGTAGGAGATATTGTACGCCTCCCCAAAGAAGGCATTCTTATCGCCGGCAATGATGCGCTGCGAGAGATCGTACAGTTGCTCGTTAGAATATCCAAGCATCCGGGCATAGATCATATGATTATCGTACTTGCGGCAGTTAAAGCCAATCAGACGATACTTCATCAAATTTTCCATGTCCTGTGCAGTAGGGTTCACCATGCGCCCAACGGTCTTTCCCTCGCCTGCAACTTTCCAGTTGACTAGGAAGAGATTCGGGAACACTTCGCAGTCATAGAATGCGATAGGCACCTCATCGTTGACGACCGGAGCAGAAGCCTCATCGCTGCAGAAGTGCAGTTTCGGCATCAGGTTCATGCAATACTCTGACTGGTGTGTCGAGTTCATGGCAAACACCAAAATATCATTGTACATGTCCCGCACATCATACTTAACGCCTGCATTGTAGGCATCGTCCAGCGTTTTCTTGATGAAATCCATTGAGCAGCGCGTATTGTCGTGGTACTCTTTATTTAAATTCCTACGAATGATCGTTCGGATGGCTTTCTCATTTTTCACAGCTTCAAAATTAACCACTTTGCTTTCTCCTTTCAAAGGTAGTCCCGAGCTGATCGTCGCAATCGGGAGATTATTGCAAAGGGTCAATTTTCTTCTCAGGCTGCTTTTGCCGGTAAAGACTTTCACTTCGATGTCTTCCTCATAAATTCTCATGAGTTTTGTAACATCGCCGGAATATAAATAGTGCAGATGAATGCCTTTGCCGGATTTGGAAAGCTCTGCGTATGTCTTGGGCCACTTTGCAGCAGCCTCCAGATTGCGCTCAAACGACTTAAATCCATCTCCTCCTTTCAAATCAAAATCAATTACGATATGGTTTTCTGGTACTTTGACATAGTGGACCTTGTGAGTATCAAGGTCTTTGAGCTTCGTTTTAACTCCGTCCCACTTCCACTTAGGGGTCTCATCCTCTTTGGCATACTGGGCTGGACAATCAGCACAAATATCATCAAAGGCTGAGTGCTGCTCTTTAAACTCAATGGCAGGATGCGGTTCCTCTTTTGGTTCTTCAACCTGCTTTTTCTCACCGCTGCCATCAAATTTATTGAGATCAAACCCTTCGTACCATCCACGAATCGTATTGCCATCGGGATCTACATGCTTTTCCTCGAAGACAGTAAAGTAAGCCTTCAGTTCCTCTTTAAAGAGTCGCTTGTTGTAGGGGTAGGTCACTTTAGCATCGTCGCAGTAATTTTTGTACATCTCATAGGCAATTTTCAGAGTCGTGGAGTTTTCTTTCGAGAATATCAGGTACGAGTCCGATACAAAGTTATAGAAGTCGTTAGAAGCCCCCATCATATTCGTCGGCACATAGTCATCGTAATAATCAGGGTCCTCCTCATACACTTCCTTGCAGTGCCAGGCAATCCCTCCAAGCTCAAACGGAATTTGCTTCATGGCATGGCGGTATTCTTTGCCGGAAAGCTTATCCCCTGTCGGCTCTACATCAATGAGTCGGCGCAGGATACCGGACCTTGCATCCGAGATTTTTACCGGCTTATTCGTACCCATAAATAGGAATGCTTTAAACCGATTGGCATAGGCGGAGCGGAACTTTTCGTTTACGGTCATCAACTCGTGAGAGACAAGACTGTTCAGGCGAGTGTTATCCTCAATCCGAGACAAATCACCATCGTGCTGAATAGCAACCAGAGGATTTGTCTTAAAGGACTCAAGTGCGAACGAGTTTGACGGATTGCCCAGCGCCTTGGCATCGAAGACCGAGTAATATCCATCAAAAAGCTGCTGGATAATGTTGAGCACAGTCGATTTACCGCTGCCAGGTGGACCATACAGAACCATAAACTTCTGCAGATCCTTCGAGTCACCGGTAATGATCGACCCAATCGCCCACTCGATCTTGTGCCTCTCCGCCGGAGAATACAATACACTCATGAGCTTATCCCACCCAGGCGTATTTCCTTCTTCCAGCGGATAGTTCAGACGCTTTGAGGCATAATCCGTCTTTTTCAGTTCCTGATTGGAAAATATCAATTTTTCGTCCAGCATGTGGAAGTTGTCTCGGCATTGCCGCTGGCAGAATTTGTGCCATTGGTCGATCATGCCAGATTCTGCATCCCACATGTACAGTGTTTTTACGACATTTCCTTTATCCCGAATTTCCTGGCTTACCCTGCTTAGTTCCTGATCCACAAGGTACGTCAGGTCCATCTCATCCGTACTCCACAGCCCTCGATCTTCGAGCCAAATCGCGTAAAAGTCTCCGCCCCGAATCATCAAATCTTCAGAACGGCGCTTGAGAACAAACTTTGGGTATACTTCGGTGTACCCCTTTTTGTTCACTCGGCCGATTTCGAGAAAGTCAACCATTACATTTCTTCGTCCTTATTCTCAGTATTGATTACAGTGTTGTGGACAGTATTCTGGGTATCTTTGACAAGTCCCTCAAGAATATCAATCCGTTGGCGCTGAATGTCCATCTGCTTGAGCATGCCGCCAGTCACCGAAATTACCCCAAACAGGCCGATCCAAAGAGTAAGGTCTGTGAGGTTGTTCATTTTCATTTTGCGGCTGAGTTTACCAACTTTCTTTTCAAGAATATTCAATGCAGTGACTGTCATTTCGGTATTGTTATTGAAGACCGGTAAAAGATCTTCAACCGTATTGATTACAGTGCTGCCGTCGACTTTATACATGGTTATTTCCCCTTTCAAATATCAATCGTTCTCATTGAGATACCAGTTCAGCTGTGTCCAGATCTCCACCCGGCGCATATCCATAGGCGGCTTTCGGACAAAGAAAAGACCGCCATCTCCCTGATAGGAATACTGGCGGTCCAAAAAGTGCTGGATGTGCTCTTCGACATAGAGCTCATCAAAATTGTCATCACTCATGCATTCGAGGCCGAGATTATTGATCATAGCCCAGAACCAAACGCCGGTGCGATTACCAGCCTCCGGGTCGTCCATGATGCTTTCTTCACATCGCTGGGCCAATGCAATCATCATCTCAAGTACACTGCAGGGATGATCGTCCAAATATCTTGCGATAACATAGTCTCTGACATGTTTCTCATAGCCGAAACGGTATCGCAGGTCAATGCCGTCTGCTTCCCGGTTAGAATCCAGCGGAATCGAGTAGCGGAAGTCAATTCGGTTCAGCGTGTTCAGTAGATTACGATACTGACGCCCGCCGTCTTTAAAATCTTTCGCTACAAGACCACACATCCAGTCGAAATAGGCGGCGTCAGTCTCGTTTTTCGTCATAAGTTCAGTTTACCTCCGGACGGTAAGGCAGTTCTCCGGCAACATCCTTGTATTTGCGCAGATCACGAGTAATCTCGTAGTAGCACTTGAGAATATCATTCTGGACATACACGATGTCCGCCTCGTACTCCCCAAAGTGATTCAGGCTGCCGAATCCGATCGTCTCCTCGACATCCCGAATGACCTCATCGTTTTCATCTGCCAGCACGTGGTCAGCATAATAGGTCAGAGTGATTCTGTCGTAGTGATTATTTTCGCCAAATTCCTCCGGCGTAATCACATGGGGGTTGCCTTCTTCCTCCTCGTGATTGGCTTTGTACTTGTCCCGTGCCATCTGGCGATAAGTCTTAAGATCTTCAGCTTTCTTCTGAGCCTCAGTCTTGGGCTGTTCCTTCTTGACAGGCTCGGCAGCTTCTTCCTTCGGCTGGGACTCGTACTTTTCCTTGTAATAGGCCTTCATCTCGGAAATATCATCCGAGGCCTGCTTTGCAAACTTGTCCTTGGCATAGACCCAGGTAGCCACAGCGGCGATGGCTGCAGCACCGGCCATAATGCCAAAATATAAAACCTTATTCATCATCGTCCTCCTTGATGCTCATCACAGTAACAGCCAACCCGGCAAATAGGGTTGACATACTGATAAGGATTCCGCCAACAATATGGCGCTTACGTTTTGAGTTGAGAATATAATCGAGGGTGGTCAGCAGATTGTCGAGATAGTCCATTTACTTCCCCTTTCCGCCGGAAAGGACCGCAATACCTCCGGCAAAGCAAACACCGGCGATTGTGGCAAAAGTATAACCAAGAATGTCACGCATACTGATTCCTCCTCAAAATATCATGTTAGATCAGGTCCAGAATGTTCCCCTGCACATTGAAGTCCAGCCAAACACTGGGCTCGTCACCGTTCATAAAGTCCTGGACCCACTCGTTTTCTTCGTTCAGGCCAAAGTCAACAAAGTTATCGCCTTCATCGCCCTTGAAAACCCAGCCAACGATTTGACCTTCTTTACAGCGAGGAATACCAAGAGAGTCAAGTACATCATTCAGGAACAGATAACCCTGGCTGCGCAACTTGTCATTGGCAAACTGCTGACGAGACTTTAAGAACATCAGGCTGTAATCAGGATTCTTTTCCCAATTAGGGTTACATTCATCGAACAGCTTGGCATACGGGCTGCCCAGGGGATTTGTGACCTTAACAGTCTTAGAAACCTGCTTCTCGTTGCCCATATCATCGGTCACAGTCTCCTGCACAACCTCTTCATGGGTGCCCATGCGCAGCTGGTTATCAACGTCCTTGCCGTACTTCTCCACCACACGGCCACGATACTCCTCAAAGGATTTAGAAACCGTGCTGAACGCGGCAGCCAGAGCTACGTTACGCTTACGCAGGATGTTGTTGGATGCCAGGATCGCAGCCACAGACAAACCACCAACGACCAGACTCGGACCATACAGCTTGGCGAGCTTTGCACCTGTCTGAACGTAAGTGATAAAGAGGTCCTTCTGTGCATCTTCGTGGGTATAGTCAGAACCCATCGGCGGATTCTCCTCCACCTGATGAATCGTGTTGACTGCTTCAGAAGTGCTGTCAAGGATCTCAGAGACCTTAGTGGTAGCTTTGCAGGCCATGACCGCACTCGCGACACCGCCGGCAATACCAGCGATCAGCAGCAGTTCCGGGCTGTGCTTAGAAATCTTTAGCTTAGCCACAGACAAATTGCGGCCAGCAACGGACATAATGTTAGAAAGTTTCATAATTAGTTCTCCTTTTCAGAATAGTTGTTGATTGCATCATTCAGGTACCAGATAGCCTTTTTGAGGTCTTCGGCACCATTCTTCTTATTAAATCGACAAATATACTTTAGGGCATTTCCAATGTCAAATGCCATACGCCCATTGAGGTCAGCAGTAAAAGCAGCAATCACATCGATTGCCTCAAGACCGCCAGCTCCGGCATAATGGTAGGGGTGATTGACTCTATTCTTTGAAAGTGCTTCCTCGAGCTGAGCTTGATAACATGGTTCTTTTTCCAAAAATATCATTCCTTTCAAATAGGTTTGGCTTTGGGCAGCTTCAGGGTATAGCCCTCTCGTACTCGGACAACACTCGAATCTGCTAGATTGTCCCAGCCATAGCGGTTGACCATGTAGTTCGTGGTCGTGATGCCTGCCGAATCGTAAAGGTCGCCAACCGTCACAATATTGTAATGGTCCAAAATATCAATCAGATTGTCTAGCACCTGCTCACCCTGAATACGGCTGTCGAAGATAATGTCATCATAATCAAAGGCATTTCTGGGGCGATTCATATCCTTTCTAGGATCAGAACGGGTATTGCTAGAAGAATATCCCGAGTAAGAGATCCTGGAGCCGCTTGAATAACTTGAATAGTTAGGTCTACGCGATTCACCGTAGAGGAACGTATCCACCGTGTCGTGGATAATGTCCTTGATGGCCGGAACAATTCTCTCCCAGAAGATATACTCTTTTACACTCGTAACATCTTCAGGCAGGAAAATATCAGCCAGTTTCCGGGCATTGGTCTTTTTCTTGGTCTTGGCCGTGCCTTCAATCACTTTCTGGGTCTTAGGCTTTTCTTTCACCTGTCCATTTTTAAATGCGTGGCTGTTGTTGGGCATATCGTATTCTGCCATCAGCTAACTCCTTTCAGAAAATCCATTTCGGATGTAAAATGACCCTCGAGAATTACTTTCGTCTCCCGAGGGTAGTTATTTTGTTTCTTCCACTGGTAATTCAGGTTCGACTTCGCCTTTGCCATACTCGGCGCAAAGGTCTCCCCTTTCCAGTTCCGGTCAAGCATAGTCCCAAACTGGTCTACCACATGACCTTTGAAAATATAACGCATCACATAAATCACTCACCATTCTTAGGGGCCCCGAACATTTTATTCAGAATCATCTTAGTACCTCGCTCACTGAACTCACTCGAGGCTGCCTTTACTCCTGCATCCACAGAGGCCTGAACCGCCGTATACAGGGTTTCATTCTTCTTAAGCATCTTGTACATCTGCCAGCCAGCAAAACCAGCCAACGTACCGGCACCAACGACCGCGCCAGACATGAACACAAACAAATTCTTACCGAAACTCATAATTTAGTCCTCCTCAAAATGTGAAGCTTTAATAATGCCGCCGTGCTTTTGGATCAATTCTTCAGCAAGATCGATTGGAACAAATCCGTAAACAGTATCGGTAGGCATTCCAGGATCTTCAGCATATTCGAGAATTGCATCGTCAGGCTCGTTAGGAAAACCAAGTTCTACTTCGGTATATTCGCTTGCACCGTCGACTCTAGGATTTGAATAATGATACGCGGAAGCTTGGATTGAAATTTCATAGCCATCATTGCATAGTGCCCAGGACCTAATTTTAGTATTCGTCATGTTCCACGAAACCTTAAGCCATTCTTGTACAGTCATTGCTTTTTTCTCCTTTCAAAGCAAAAACAAAAAGCTAAGACCCCGTGTTTCCACAGAGCCTTAGCTCGAACAATTCCTTAAATCCATTAAGGATTTCACAGATTACTCTTCAGATTCGTCCTCCTGGACTTCCTCTGCTTCGGCCTCCACTGCCTTGCCCTTGGATTTGCCGAACTTAGCCTTCAGGCCTGCAATGCCATTGCTCACGTGCGGGATGACATGCTTCTTTGCGAAGGTCACACCTCCGTAAATAGCTGCCACACCGCCAGCGATCAACAACGCTGCAGGCATAAAGCTGCTCGATTCTTCCTCATTGGTTTCGGTTTCAGTGATGGGTTCCTCCACGTCGGTCATAGCTTCAGTAGTCTCGTTCATCATAATTTCCTCGTTTTCCATGATAAAGTCTCCTTTAATAAAATATAATTTTTTGGAATCTTGTTCCATATAAGGACTTGCAAATTTCGCGTGAGATTAAAACGCATCGTAATTGTAGATAGGGCCATACTTAAAGGCCACAACCATGCAAGGAGTCTGAGCCTCATCTTTGGTCAGCTGTGCACTCAGATCCAACTGTACAGTCGAATGATGGTCATTGATACTCCAGCCAAGGTCATCTCCAAGCATCCCATCCGGCAGGCCAATCAAATCGTAATATTGGTTGAGCGAGACATAACCATCCTGAACAAGCTCCATATTGAGTTCATTGAGAGCACTCTTGAGCTTTTCAATACTCGACTTAAAATATCTTCCACAGATCGCGTCATAGCAGAGGGTATCACCATTGCCAGTCTCAAGCACAGTCGAGGTATTTACAGGATTCTTGGTAATTTTTTCCTCGGCCACAGCATTGCGGATCTTTTCTTCCTTCTTCTCACCAACTTCCTCAAGTGTCTTTTCTCTATACTCCCTGAAATTGGTCTCAGAAAGCGCATAAGCCGCTGCCAGTGCTGCATTCTTCCGCAGATTCATCGAGTTGGCCCCGATCAGGCAAGCCGCACCCAACACGCCGGTAATAAACGCCGGAGCATAACAGCGCCAGCAAGTCTGCACAATTTCGAGTTTGGTCAACGGCACCCAATTCTGGAATCCATCAACAAAGGCACCTTCCTTTTCATCGTAGTAATGCAACTTTTGATTTTTAAACGTCCCGGCCTTCTTGTTTTTCTCAACTTCGGCCTTTTCTTTCAAAGCCAGTGCCTTCGGGGTAGCCTTGACCGCCCAATAAGTCGAGCTGGCCATCGCCGTAATGCCTGTGATAGTCAGAATCGTAGGCGCATTCTTAGTAAGCCCCACCTTACAGGCCTTCACAAACGGTTTTACATTGATTCGCGGATACTTGATTTTCATTGAAGTTCTCCTTTCATAAACGGTTCCTTAATCTTAAACAGGAATACTTTTTCTAAGTGAAAACACATAAGCAAGTTTAGGGTCTAAATCAAAAACATGATCCGTACGGAAAATTTCTTCTGAATTGTTGCATAAAACTTGTTTTGCTTTTTCACTTGCTTCCTTTTTAGAGTTGGCGGCCACAATTACCTCTTCTCCATAAATACTGGCACCGTCATCCATAACACCTACGACTTTATACCAATTCATTGGAGTTCTCCTTTCATAAATATAAACCTGCTACTTCCTCAACCATGGCTCTACCAACACTAAAGACAAGATCCGGTGGTGGATATTGCCATGCTTTGATTTCATTTTTCTCATCATACATCTCGCAACACTCTGCTATGCCAGTATCGAAGATCCAGTAAAGTTCGTCCAAAATATCAATCATAGATTTGTGCTCGTTCGCCTTCTGGGCCATGTACTCGCGAATCTGATTCAAGGCCCAGCGGCATGTGCTCTGATACTGAAATTCGTATTCCGGCCAATCCTTACTCGGCAGGAAGTAATGTTCGTTTTCAAATTTGTCCAAGACCTCGAAATCCTGAGTTCTCGGCATCTTATTTCTCCTTTCCAGAAAAAAACAAAACCAAAAGGGGCTTTTACACCCCTCTGGCTACCAGGTCATCAATTGCACCACACATGCACCACATGAATATGCTAAACACAATGAGACAAAGTGCGACCTTGAATATAATTTCTTGGATTCCGCCTTTCTTCTCAAAGTAGCTTTCTGCACATTCTAATAAGTAATAAAGTGTGATCATTTTTATACACCTCCATATAAGGATGTGTAATTTTAGCGTATAAAAGAAAAGACCCCGTGTTTCCACGGAGCCGTTTCTCGATCAGATGAAGACCTTAGTCCTCTTTCTTAGACTTTTCATCAGTCTCTTCTTTCCATTCTTTCATAGTTGCCCATTGGCCAATTGCAGAGCCAACGCCAACTACGATAATAGAAACAAGGCTAATGACCTTCGTCATAGTGATTTTAGGCATCATTTGTCTTCCCTCCTTTCCATAGTAGCCGGTGAAATTTCTGCGAAGTTGTATTTGCAAACTCTCGTATCTTTGCATTCCTTGCGATACTTCAAGCACTCATAGCCTTCGCGGTACATGGTTTTGCCTTCAAACATCCAGGCATAAGTAACTCTCATGGCACATGGGCACATTTAAAACATCTCCTTGTATTTTATTTTAGGCATAACTTTGTAATCCATAACCACCAAAGGTCGGCCGTTATCATCCAGCTGGGCCGAGAACCACAGATCGATCATGTTAGAAGCATCAAAGCCTAACGAATCGCCAGGCTTGATTTCATCCAAGCCAATTTCCATGTAGAACTCATTCAGGCTCTTCCAATCGCCGCTAACCGCCATATCGCAGTTAAGATCACCGGCAATCTGCTTGATCTTACCAATATTGCACGGCCATTTTCGTCCGCTAAAGGTATCGTAGACCCAAACATTGCCGTCACCAAGCGCCGCAGACTCGTCCATCTGAATTTTCTCCATACGGTCTTTTGCCACAGCATTCTTGATTGTTTCATTCTTCTCCGGTCCGACTTGCTCAATAACCTTCTGCTCGTACTCCTTGAGTGCCGTAGAACTTACAGAATATAAAGAGGAAAGCGCGGCATTACGCTGGAGATTGATCTTATTGGCCCCAATCGCGCAGACCACAGTCAACGCAGCCATACTCACGGTTGGCACATAGCACTTCCAGCAAACCTTTACGACCTCAGCGGGCTTTAAATGGTCGTCCAGCCCTTCTTTACAACGACGTACTTTTTCTTCTTCGATGAGCGGAAGTGCCTTGGTGGTAGCTCGTACAGCCATTCCAACACTCGTGAGCACTCCTGCTGCAACCAGTCCCGTAAGAATAGTAGGTGAACAATCTTCCACAAACTTGAGTCCATTCTTTGCCATCTCCTTCACAATTTTTCGGTTGAGTTTCAGATTCATTTTAGGTTCTCCTTTCAAATATAAAAACAAAAAGAAATAGACCAAGGTTCGAGCTTGGTTCTCCCGAAATACCGGGCGCTTTACTCATAAGCTATCTATTTCCATATAAGGACCTGCAAAATTCGCGTAGCAAAAAGAAAGACCCAGTGTCGCCACTGAGTCATTTCCTTCACTTTTTGTGAAATTTTCTCTTGAGATTCTCCGTTTGGTATTGAGCTTCTGCCTTGGCACGCAACACTTTAGCTGCAATGGTCTGACGTACCTCGGGGATACTCAGAGCTGCGACTGCCGTACTTGTTACCGGCACCACAATCTGAGTGAGCCAAAGTCTACGCTCTCTTGCTGCTTCAATTTGCTTTCTTGTCATAATAAAAACTCCTTTACATATTTTTTTTGGAATCTCTTCCATATAAGGAGCTGTAAAAAGTGCGCATTAAAGGAGTTTTCGATCAATTACAGTCTCCCAGCGCTCTCTTTTCAATGGTTTGAGCCGTAGTCGCCACATTACCTGCCGCACTGTAACAGTCGGATAAAGCCCTTCATTTGGTTCACCTGCATATTTATTGAAAAATTCTCTGAATCCAGGGCGAAGATACAGAATATCATTAAGCCAGCTATCGATTTCAGTCCAGTATGTTGATTTGCTATCGACATCAAATCGCTGTTGGACAACGGCAAGCCCTTTAGTGCCTATTTTGTATAAGGTGCATCTATCATACATTGGGTGATTGCAAATATAAACTTCTCCAAACATCGAGGTTATAATACTCGGCTTTTCGATAAAGTATCTCATATCCACCAATAAAAATAAAGAGCCCATGTTTCCATAAGCTCTTTTTCGAACCTCATTTCTTCAAGAATTTCGTACAACTGCGGATCGTATCCTTAACGAACTGCGAGCCGATCGTACCGGTTTCCTCGAACTTAAGTCCGCCTATGATGAGAATGCCATACATGCCGACCTGGCTCACGAATTTTGCCACGTCCACCGCTGTATTCACAATAAGAGCGATTCTCTTTTCGTGAAGATCGGCCTGCGCCTGGAACATCTGATCCTGATGTTCAGATGTCTTTTGGCGGGCTTCAACCTCATTTTTCGTTTCATCGATCCTGAGCTTGTACAGCGTGTCCAGCTCCTTCACGGCCTGAGCACGTTCCTCTCCTTTCAGCGTCTCCAAATTTCCGAGGGTCTCCTCGATACGTTTGTTCAACATTTCGCTGTTTTGATCTGCCATTTTAATAATCTCCTTTCAAAGTAATAAATGGTTCCATAATAGCCCCAGTTATTTTCGCGGAATAAAATCCTCGTGCTTTACTTTTAAAACTACAACGTCCATTTCCGCGAAATCCCGAAATCCAGGATCTACCTCCATGAAAACCAAAGGACCGTCCTCATCCGAACGATCCACTCGCAGGCTGCCGATTGTTTTGTCATGCAGGAATTTTTCCTTGATATAGAATCCTCCGGCAGCAAAGCCCGCACAATAAATAATCAGCCCAATCAGGATATAAGACCAATCCATGTAAATTCTCCTTTAAACTGTTTTCTAAAATTTTCATCCCGGGGAATTTTACGATATGAAAATACCACTTCCTTTCGTAACCCGAGTCCTGGAAAATATAAAAGAGAAAGACCCTGTGTTTCCACAGAGCCTACTCCTTTCAAGATACTTTACTCAGATACACAAATTCACCTCTTTTAAACGACTTGATTGGGTATCCGGATCTTCTGATAGCTACACTGATGCAGGATGCTGCTACAGTAGAAGATTTATACCCATCAACGTCCAGCCTCACGACTTTTGCGTCCATAGCCATAAACTCCTTGAGCACCCCCCTGCAAATTGCAATAGTGACCAGTCTTTCCAGGTACTTCCTTAACAGGTGCCATTTTCATAAATGGTTCCTCCTTAAAAATATCAGAGTATTTTGTACTCTTTTCATATAAGGACCTGAGATTTTCGCGGATGTAAAAAGAAAGAGGGTATATTTCAACCCTCTGATTTAGAGTTTACAATATTTGCACCTGCGTAAGTAATTTCATTCCAATTAGTTTGGATTCCGCCATCGATACTTAAATGGGGCTTACCGTCTAAAGTTTTTACCCAAATTCTATTATCGATTATCCAATCAACATAGCATCGGATACCTTCATTTCCTCGGCACCTGCCATTAAGTTCTACGACATCTCCAATTTTAAGATTTTTAAATTGCTTTTTAGTCATGCAATATCACCTCCATAATACCCCATGCAAAATCTGCGGAGAAAAATAGGACGCCATGTTTCAGACGTCCATTCTGATTAGATATTGATGTCAAGCTCAAATAACTTAGTATTGCAGTCGTATTCCTTGGGAATGCCCAAATCTACAAACCTGTCTCCTTTTGCATAGCTCCAGAAATGACCATAGAGCTCTGCAAGTGAGAGCGGCTTATCCAATGTGATTCCCGTATCATCAAGGATCTCGCATAGAGATATGTGCCCTCTCGCTCGCAAAACATCGGTAAAATAATTTTGCTTTGCATGAAGATACATAATGTTGTAGTCAGCATTGTCGGTCCAATTTATACTGCGTTCATCAAATACTGCTTTCATTCAGTATCACCTCCATAATACCCCATGTCATTTTCGCGCGTGGCTTAAATGCCAAAAGAATTTATGGTAGCGGTCATAGTAGGTATCTTTGGAGCATGGCATGTCTAACCTAGATTTGAGATAGGTGTAACCTAGATTAGAAGTGACTGCCTTGAAAATATAACGGGCAAGGTCCGGGTCTGCTTTCTCGCAGCACTCCTCAATTAAGACCATGTTCTGTGAACACTCGATCTTTCGCTCGGCGCAAAGGGCTGTTCTATCCTCTACCCTATTTGTGGCAGATAGTTTCTCCCCCTGCTCAAACTCGTGAGCCATCGGGTCAACTGCCAGATATTCACGCTTCCAGTCAGGATACTGTAAACAGAAATGCTTGAGCTCGTAGTAACGTTCTGGTGGTATCCAGTAGCGATTCTTCTTTGATAGCTTCGACCGTATCTTAGTTGCCATGCTTTGCTCCTTTCCAGACGTAGCCAGTCTCCTCATAAAGTTTCTTCGGAGAAATATAATAATTTATACGTCCGTACTTAGAGTCCATGTCCTTGATCGATGTAATCTCTTTTCCGTTTCTTGTAGCGGTTCCGATAGGCAGCCATCCTTCAATGATTCCTGCCCGCACCCAGTTGGCATCTTTTCCGTAAATTTCGGCCACCTTCACAACAGGCACCGAGCCAATGCCAAATTCCATAATTTTCCAGCTCCTTCCAACTGCTATTTTAGCTTAGCTAGTACGATGTATTCTGTCGTACCACGCTTTTGCAGTTAGTAAGTTAGCATAGAAACTTGTAACCCCCGTCCTGAACTTACAGAATTTGATGGCCAGACACAAGATGTAGTATTGATTTATTCGTACATCTATAGTAAAATATAACGCACAGAGGTGATATAATGCTTATAAAATGTCCCGAATGTGAACTACAAGTGAGTGACAAAGCGCTATCATGCCCTCACTGCGGATATCCACTAAAGCCTGAAGCACTAAAGCCCAGGAAACCTCGTCAAAACAAAAGAAAGCGCCTGCCCAATGGATTCGGCCAGATAACCGAACTCAAAGGGAAGGCGCTAAGAAAACCATTCCGAGCCATGGTCACAGTTGGCAAAACTCCAGAGGGCCGTCCAATCTGCAAACTGCTAAAACCCGAAGCTTATTTTGAAACTTACAATGATGCTTATGCTGCACTACTCGAATACAACAAAAGTCCATTTGATTTTACGGAGCAAACGACTGTTAAAGAACTTTATCATGTATGGAGCAAAGAGTTCTATCCGACTTTAAAAACAACTGCGGCTTATGTTGCAGCGTGGCGGTATTGCGAATCGATTCATGATATGAAACTCTATGAGGTACGTCCTATTCATATAAAATACTGTATCGAAGAAGCAGTGATTACGGATCAGAACGGAACACATAAGGCTTCTGAAAACACAAGAGTAAAAATAAAAGGTCTCCTTCGGAAACTATTTGATAGGGCATTAGAGCTAGGATTACTCACATCTAGTCCTGTTACTCCGGTCAAAGTCGATAACAATCCAGAAGCTAAAACCCACCATATGTGTTTCACGAATGATGAAATGAAACTATTATGGGGTCACTATAAAGAATATAATCATGTTGATATGATTCTGATTCAATGCTATAGTGGATGGAGACCAAGAGAACTTGTAGCATTGAAACTCTCAGATATCGACTTAAAAAAGAGAGCTATGACTGGAGGAATGAAAACTAATTATGGCATTAACCGTACAGTCCCAATTCATCCTAGAATTTATCCTCTTATAAAGAATTATTACGACCGTGCAAAGGAAGTCGGCAGTGAATATCTGTTTAATCATGTTAATCAAGATCCTGCTAAAAATCGATATGTCCCGATGACATACAAGAGATTTTTCCTAACATATGATTTGGCAGTTAAAGAATTACATCTTGATGAGCGGCATCGTCCGCATGACGGTCGAAAGCAATTCGTGACGATGGCAAAGAGGTACAACCTAGACGAATATGCTATCAAGAGACTTGTTGGCCATTCTATTGCAGACTTAACAGAACGAGTTTACACAGAAAGAGATTTTGAATGGTTGAGGGCCGAATTAGAAAAAATAAAATAGAATGTTATAGCCGCGAGGCCAATGTATGAATAGTGTAGGAGTGTCCTACTTTTTCATACACTTTATAGCTACTTACCACTATAACATTCTACGTTATGCCGCTAAATACTTCTAATTATGCCCCTCAGCACTTTTTCAAAACAAAAGTGATACAAGGAAATAATTGACGCACTAACAACAAAATATGCGAGTGAGTGTAGGAATAAAGTACAAACTACCTACATTCACTCGCCTTTTTCTGCCCCGTTCTGCTTGTTATAATTGGCGGTACTGATACCCAGCAGCACACCAAGGAAGGTGTCCACGGCAGTAATCGTACCAACAATCTGCTCACCATACGGCAGGCCCCAGATCTGGGATACCGCAAAATACAGCGTTGCCAGAGCCGGCAGTAGATACTGTGCGATCCACTTGCAAATATCATAAGTCTTGTTACTCATTTTACATCAAACCTCCTCTTTATTCAATGGGTGTTCGTGCATTGGCAGCCGCTCTACTTCTGCCATAGCCTTTGTCCCTGTGCCGTTGCCATTACTATCGTGATAAGGCACATACAGATAATCATGGAAATTCTCATACTCGTCCTGAGTGATGTACCCGCGCGAAGTATATAGCGCCGCAAGTGACATAATCCTATCATGTGCAAGGCCCAAGAGCAGCTTCGTCTTGGCATCTTTCTTTTCACGCCGAGCTTGGAGATAACTCCAGAACCCACCGGAGGCCACGACGCTGCACACGACGGTGATGAGCAATTTAGCCCACTCGTCCATCTTAAACACCTCCCTTACGCGATTAAACGATCCAGCTCGTAAGGTATAAACATCCAGGCATCCTCTCCCATAACTTCATACGCGATACTGAATATCCGCATCCCGTAATCCGCTATGAAATTGCACACCCATTCTTCAGCTTCCATCCAATACTGTCGTTTAACAGCTTTGTGAATATCAGGCAAAAGCCCGTAAGAAAACAAAGCAGCATGACCAAGCTCATGGATTAGCACCGTCTCCAGCTCTTGCCCACTCAAAACGTCGGAAATATAAATCCTCATTACGGTAGGGTCCGTAGTGGCAAGTGTGCTGGTTCCGGTCCTATCCACGAGCTTGGCGCTGCCTGGGTTTACGAAAGCTATATGCCACAAATATCCATTCATGACAAAGCTCTTCATAACCGTAAATCTTTAACGACCTTTAGACGGTCAACTCTCCAACAAGCGCTGTCAAGTCGGCTTTCATCCGCTTCTTCAGCTCAGGATCGGAGGACGACCAGATAGTCCGAATCGATTCAAGCGTATTCGCAATGTGCTCCCTCGCATGTCGATTCATTTCCTCTTTATCCTCGCTCTTGTTGGAATCATGGTAATGGCGTCTCGAAACATCCCATTCACGGTAAGCGGTTCCGAACTTCTCATTTTTATCATCCATCATTTTACGGTTGGGCGTGTACCCCATGCGGTAGCGGCGAGGATCAAACTGGTCAGTATCGGCCATGTGATCCATCTCCCACCACTCGGGCATCTCCATACCGTCACGGTCGTCCATATAACGGTCCAGTCCGCGAACATAGCCATAGCGGCCACGGGACTTACCTTCTTCCATCGCCTTCTCCACAGTCCGATAATAGTGGGCTTTCGCCTCGTAATAATCAGTCTGGGCAAAGTCTTTGATCATATCGACAACCTCGCCGGCTTCTTCTGCATCGACATTGCCGACACCGCCGGACATCTGGGTCTTGAGTGCATCGATCAGTGTGCATTTCAGCTCGCACAGATCCATATTCTTCTCGTTCTCAGCCATCGTTACTCACCTCCTCAACCGCACATCTTGCTGATAGCAAGCATCGGGTTCGCAGAGATAACGATGTCCGTAGTCCCAGTGTTCACAACGGTTACGCGGTCGTAGTCGCAGCACGAGTTAAAGACCGGCAGACAGATGGACACCTGCCCTACAGTATTCGCCGTCTCAGGGGTAAATATCATAGTCGTTTCCGGCATGACATCCCCGCCCAGAGCCAAAGCGAGCTGTACAGGTGTTGCTGCAGTAGCCCCGGTCACATTCGCATGGAACGAGACCATATAGGCGCCGCTGCGATTCAGTTTTACACTTCCTGTGCCTTTCCGATGGCACGTAGAGCAATTGGTGTTCGCAAGCACCGAGTTAAAAGTAAGTGCTGCTCCAGTGGCAACAGTCTGCTCAGTGGTATTCGTCAACTTAATCATCAAGTTACCCTCCTATCAAAAATATAAAGGGAGACCCACCGAAGTGAGCCTCCCTCGTATCATTTTGAATTTACGCGCTCACACCGCAGCAGCCTGCAGTCTGGCACGGAAGGGTCCCGGTACCGGCATACGGGTTAGTAACGACATAGGCCGGGTTTACGGGCGGGCGAAGCTGGTTGACGAGATAGGTGTTCTGAGCCTGCTGGGAAGCCGCCAGATCAGCCGCTGCCAGACGAGAACGGAGCTGAGCAATCGTGTCGTCCTTAGCAGCAATCTGGTTTGCAACGATCTCATCATGCAGCTGGCGGTAGTTCGCATTATCATTCTGCATGATAGCCTGGGTCTGCTGAGCGATTGCGTTCGTGATAGCGCAGGTGTTGGTCGCCATATCATACTGGATCTGGGCCTGACCCTGTTTGTTCTGGCAGCAGCAATCAGCCAGTTGGGTCTGGAGAGCATTGGTATTCTGCATGGCTGCAACATTGTTGGCATTGATGGCCTGCTGGAGCCCAAAGTTGCCCTGGAGCATCGCAGTATTCACACCGTTGAATCCGGTCAGCATACCATTGTTCACAGCATAGAAACCATCGCACATGCCGTAATTGATGCCGTCGAGCTTCGAGATGATGTTCTGGGTATCAAAACCGCGCTGGATGTCAGCCTGGGTAGCAGCCGTAGCAACATAGCCACCGCCGTTACCATAACCACCATTGCCCCAGCCATAGCCGCCGAAGCCGCCCCACATGGCAAGCAGGATAATGATGATCCACCAGCCGTTACCGCCCCAACCGCCATCACGGTCGTTTCCGGTCACAGCAGCAATATCGGAAAGAGAGGGCATATTCGCGTTAAACATAAGATTTTCCTCCTTCATAAGGAATGTAGAGTAAAAGAAACGGACTATCATAAGTCTTTCTTACTCAACCTATCTGCGCGCATTGATAGGCCTTTCTCAAAGACCTATAACCAAATGAGTGGATTCCTTTTGCGTTCAGACATCCTTAGAATTTGTACTTCTCTTAATTTTCAACGTCCTTACTTTCTGATGCCAAAGAACTTAAAGGCCTGGCTCATCGCCTGGTCTTTTGTCATTCCATAGGTCTTCAGAATATTATTTGCAACTTCCTGCCCTTTTGCACTGTCCCCATTTTGAATGATCTCCAGATACTGCTTAGCCATAGGGTTATTCATTACCTGGGGATTATTCTGGATCATCTGCATAGCAAATTTGGCAGGGTCAAACATGGTTAATACCTCTCTTTCTTATAAATAGCGATTAAGTTCTAAGCCACCAAGTCATCGTAACATCGGAAGTCGGCTTTTCTTCAACAAGTACAGTTATAGAGTTGCTTCCGGTGTACACAAGACCGCCGTTGATCACGTTTGCAGCTTCGGCAAGTGCTACTTTAGTGGCAAGAACCGAGCTATCACTAGGACTTCCAAATCCAAGAAACATTGAATTTGCAGTAATTGTTGGAGCAACCGAAATTTTCTTTACTGGAGTGACAACCTGTCGATATGCAAACCCTTGCGCTTGCTCATCAGAAGTCGCCGTACTCCAGCTGTCTACATAAAATGTAGCACTGTATTCCCATGGCAATGCCGCATACACGATTTTGTTCTGCACCGGGTTGACGCTGCTGCTGGACAGTGTGGCGTCGACCGTGGTTTTGTTGGCACCTGATTCAATGCCGCTCAGCTTGGAATACTGGGTCGAGCTCATCAGGCCATTGCTGTAGGCCGAGGCCAGGCTGTAGGTCGTATCGGAACTCGGGATGCCCAGGTCGGTGATGTCGCTTTTCTGCACGGCAGAAACAGCGGTGACATGCCCCAGGCTGTCCACGGTGATCTTGTACAGGCCGCGGGTCCGGGCCGTATGCAACGGGTGAGTGTACTTGTTCGCGCCCTCATCGATGCCTTTCAGCTTTGTCACGGCGCTGGGCGGCATTAGGCCCGCGGTGGTCTCGGTGGCCTCGGGAATCGTAACGGACTCACTAGCGGGTGTAACATAAAGTACATCCTCATCCAGCGTACCGGCCTCTTTCATTGATTCATACTCATCCTGAGATACCGCAACAACCAACTTTTTTTCAGGGGTAAAATATAATTGATTGGGGTCGATCTGGTTATTCTTTTTCGCATCTGCATACTGCTCCGCGGTAAGAATATTCATTGTGAATTCGCCAATCGTTTCTGTAGTCTTTGCCAAAATCTCACCCCTTTACATAATTGGTATCAGGGCTAAACAAGTTTGCAATATCACTCTGTTCTACCCAAATACCGCTTACTTTTTTGTAAACCTTAGATACGTTCACCCAGCTGCCATTTACCTTAGTGCTCAGCACAGGGCCAGAAGATCCGCCGCCAGTGTAGTTTACAGTCAGATCAGCGCCGTAAAAACGCAATGTCTGGCTGCTGTTTGCAGATAGCGAACCGCGTGTACAGGTAATCAGCAAGATAAGATCGTCCAGGCTCTCACGATCCCAATAGCCTGTATCACTAAAAGACTGAGCCACTTCGGATGTTCCCAAATCAATTTCGCTGCTCAACCCGGCCGTTCCGCAATACAACTGCGCAACACCGCTCAATATGTAAGTATACGCGTTCGAGATTCTGGCTTTTATCTTACAAGAGATAGAATTGATCTTAGCGTCGGTCGGAATCTTTGACATATCGAATTTGACTGCCAGCTTAGAAACCGCGCCGCCACCTTTGTTCAGGTTTATCACCGCAAAGGTGCCACTGCTTGCGCTGGTGAGGCCATTTGAAAGTGGATAAGATGCATCTACAGAAATATACGATGAGTGTTGGCCATCATATCCTGTAGGAACCAATGTTACACTTGCCATACATTAGCCCCCAGTCTGCAAATACAAATCACCATTGCTGCCGATCGAAGAACTGGGTGCAGAGCTGCCGGTGTAATACCTCTGGATCACCACAGAACCAGGCACACCGAAAATGGTCTTGCCGCTGATAATGTTTCCACTCACCAGATCATAATCGCCGCTCACAACCACTTGGCTCAGGCCGTCGTAGCCGCTGTCAGGTCTTACGGTCTGGCTTGAAGTCCCTGGTGTAACAGTCTTAGCCTGCAGGTTTGGCGAGGATGCCGCCACCACAGTGCCGGTTACCCCAAAAATAGAAACACCTGAGCGGATGTTCCCAGCGACCAGGTTGCTATCTCCCTTGATCGTCTGAGCACCGCTCAGGTACTGATTCGCTCCAATCGTCTGGTTACTTGTACCAGGCGTATAGATCGCCGCCGCCTTTTTGGCGATACCACTTCCGACATAATCGGACGATATGGCTCCAACTGTGACCTGAGATAAGCAATCATACCCTTCATCTGGGGTCACAATCTGTTGACTTTCTGTCGGGGCGATACTTTTGCTTTGTGCTTTTGTACTTCCGGCTCCTGCAAAAATGCTGACCTTCTGGCTTCCAAAATATACAGGCATATTAGGTATCCCCCCATCTGCAAATTTTAATTGACGTTTGCGCCTCAGGTTTACTCCAGGTTCCATCACCTTTCAAGTAGCTATCCTTATCAGCAGAAGTCGGTGCCGGGACAAGGCCAGACGTACCGTCAGAGGTAGTCGTGGCACCTGTAAATACATCAGCCACCATAATCTCATTGATCTTTGCAGCATAGCCATCAATCGTAAGGTCTGATGGGACAGAAACACCTTTATTTTTGATGGCAGCCGCAATATCCTTTTTCGCCGTACTCAATCTGGTAATTTCATTTTGAATACTCACGCTGCCACCCTCTTTCAGATAGCCATAAGTGCTTCTTCAATGTCGTTGGTAAGGCTTACTGTACCGCCAGAAGTATAGCCGGCGGCAATTGTAACGCTCGTAGTAGTCAGACCATCAATGGTCTTGGCAATAGCTCCATTGTTGGCCATAGTGCCTTCAACAACAGCGCCGGTGGACGAAACAATCTTCTTCCCTGCCAGAATATCACCAGCCGCAGCAGTAACACTGCTCACGTCTTGGTATTTAGCGGGGATAGCCGCCACGGTAACTTTGCTCAGAACACTTCCCGCAGTGGGAGTGATATTCTGCTCAGCTTTTGTCGGCGTGGCAGTCTTCTGCTCCGTTACGATTTTCACAACACCTTTGCCATTGTGATAACCGGCAGGAACCGTATAGGAAGGCGTAGTTACATCAAGGGTCTTCTCCACGGCACCATTATTAGGCATGGTACCTGCAATCTGCTTGCCGGTCTTGTCAACAATAACCTTCCCAGTAAGAACATCTCCTGCTGCAGCAGTCACACTCGTGACATTCTGGTAAGAGTCAGGAATGGCGTTGACCGTAACATCACTGAGGCCATAGTAACCTTCATCTGCAGTAATCTGCTGGTTTGCCTTGGTCGGAGTTACAGTCTTGCTCTGCAAGCTATAGTTACCGCCGCCTGCTACGCCGCTTACTGTACCAGTGCCATCGTGGTAGCCCTTTGGAATGGTGTAGGTCTCGCCTTCCTTGACACTGGTTGAGACACTTCCCTGATTCGTAATAGAATCGAATGCTGAAGCGAGGTCATCCAGGTTCGAGGTCGTAGTAATTGCCTTAGAAACGGTATCAACATCGGCCTTGGTAGATAACTTCAGCTCGATAGCCTTGGTTCTTAAGAGGTCACGATCAGATTGAATTCTTGTAATTTCTGTTGCAATGCTCATATTTCTTCACTCCTTCAAATGCCGCTCAAAAGGACATCAATGTTTCCGACGATTGTGTCGACGGCTGCGCTCGAAATTGGACGAGTATTATCTTTCTCTGCGTCATTCGCAACATCGACTGAGAGAACCTTAGTTGCTTCATCATAGAGCAATCCATTGCCTATTTTGAAATCAATTACGGTTCCGCTGGACTCTTTTGGTGTTTCCCATCCGATATCCAGATCTTTGTCACTAAGCTTCGTGAAGACTTGTCCTTTTTTGCCGCCCCGCGCTAAATTTCGCAGAAATTCAGCAATGGACATTATTTGCTCAAGTAATTTGACATCTTCTTCATCATACTCATCTGGCTCAATGTTGCTGTGATGCCCAAGATGATATGGAACATCACAGGTGATAATGCATTCGCCATCTTTATAACCGGCAAACACAATCGCCCCAAATCCGCAACAACCTGCAGTAGCATCTTTTGGCACAGGAATAACAGGATCGGTGAGCAATACTGTTCGCTTTACTTTTTTGGGAGAAATGAAAGTGACATATACACTCAAGTCCTCCCAGCCAGATTCGGGCATGACATTTATATGCTCTCGGCCATAGCTGTCGTATGTGCCAAATTCGAGATACTTTTTCGGGCTGTCCTTAATGGCAGCAGTATATTCGTTCAGAACGATTGTATTTGCCATTTCAGTCGCTCCTGTTTATTCCGGATGTGGAGCTTCCTCCACCTTCACTGGTTCATTTTGATTTGGTCTTTGCTTATGCTTATTCTTAAAAAGGTACCGCTCTACTTTATTCAGCCTCTCCGAAATATCCGATAGACTCACAGCAGATTCGTCAATTTGTTTCTTCGGCTGCTCCAAAACGAACTTCACCGTCTGGATTTGCCCGTTGGAGGTCCACCATTTCCCGTACACACAACTCCAGTCGTGCATTGGAAATAAACTCACGCTGCCATCCATCGGTACTTCTTGCGGCATAATCTCATCGGGCGAATAAATCATCCTGCCTGGGATAGTCCGGGGTCTGTTCATCGGAACACTGCCAATGCCGGGGACCGCAGGATACTGGGGCTGAAAACCCGGCATATTCACAGGCTGCTGCATCGTGCCAATTTGACTTCCTTGGGGCATAATCCCCGGCATGGTTGTGTTCATAAGGCTCTCCTTTTAAGATTCGCTTAGCTTCTTCTCAACGGCATCACGCCAACGCTCCGGCACGTCAAGAATCGTAAATTTGCCAAGTCTGATCTGGCATACATAAAAACGCACCATTATTCGCCACCTCCGGCCATCATCATAGCCAGTTCAGCGATAGCTGCGGCATTGGCGTCTACCTGCTCCTGAAGCGAGGGTTTTGTCATTTCAGCCAGCTCTTCAGCGGTATAAGCATGATAAAACTGGCAATCCTCGTAGATGTCCCGGCCGGGAATGAACCGTCGAAGCCCCTCCGGGCAGTCTCCCGTAACCGTGCCAGGCATGACCTCGTAGGTATCTTCAACATGCCCTGTCACCATCCGCCCGGCATACAGATGCCCTTTGGTAAGGTCGGGGGCAGTCAGCTCGGCCTTTGTGGTTTCATCGTAGATTTTCATTTTTTATCTTTAAGCTCCTTTCTATTGAATTTTTGGTATACAAATTAGAATAGTATAACTGCATTTACGCCAACATACTCGTCAGCTCTGTGGACGACAATGCGATAATATTTATGTTTACTAGGATTTAGACACATATTGATTTGATCGCCAAGCATCGGCAACTGTGCGTAACTATTTTTTCGGATATTCACTGCATCATCAACTTTGGTGAAATTTGTGCCATCATTCGAGAAATAAAGTTCAGCACTTGTTGGCCCGTTCACACCGTAACTGCTATAATTAGGGCCAATAACAAAAACAGCATGTACAGCCGTCGGTTCTGGCAATTCGATGTCAATCTGCCCATCTTTTCCAGAACCAAAATGGCATACGTTTTCGTTGTACCCGTTTTCAGACCAGTTATAAACGCGATAATTGTGGTTAAACATATACCAGGCTGCTCCAGCGCTAGCATCATTTCCGCTTAAAGACTTCATGCTAACTTTATAACCGTTTTGTGAATTAGAGCTCATTGCCGGAATAATATTTGTCATTTCTGTGCTTTTTTTAGATGTCCCGCCTCCAGCCATTCTCGGTGCTACACCCATCAGCAGTACCCCCGCGCAGCACATGCCGCAGATTTCTTACAATGTTTCATGCTAAACCTCCTTACTCTGCTATCTCCCACCGGACAGTAATATCGCAGGTTGGTTTTTCTTTTACATACGTTGTGACATGCTGGTAGGAACTGACAGTCACCCCATCGTTAATAATGCCAAGAGCCTCTGTAAGAGTTTCATCAGTTTTTGCAACTTTAGTTGGCGTAAACCCGCATCCTGACATAAATGTGCTCGATGCTGTAACATTAGGGGCTGACGATTTCTCTGGCTTCACAGCGATTGACTGCTTATACGGATAGTCGGTTACTCCATCACTATATGCGGAAGCTGTCCAACCACTTACACTAAAGGTTCCGCTGTATACATACGGAATCTTCTTTTCGGTTTCGGTGATTTTGTTCAAAAGGTTCCCGGCAACGTCACCGCTTAAGGTCCCTTTGGTATCTTCAAACCATTCGTTGAACTGGGCATTCCACTGGGCCATCTGCTGGTCGATGTTCAGACTTTTCAGCACCCCTGTACAAATCGGACACTCAGATGTGCCGACAGCATTCTCGATCTGAGACTGCGAAATTCTGCTGGAACCTGCTTTACGCAAAATGTAAGCCAACGGATACTGGTGCACAAACTCAGTGTTCTCCATCGCGGGCTTCGCCGGGTTTGATGCTTCGGTTCCGGTCACAACTTTGATACTGTTTTTACGCACATCAGAAGCAGCGTTCACTTCCAGCACAATGGCATCATAGCGATCCAAAAGCACCGCCGCAGAGCCACAGCTAATAGGCATCGGTGCATCGTTGTAGGTCCAGGTATGGTTAAACCAAGCACGCCCACTCGATACGTTTACAGTATTCCCAGTTCCGGCTTTTACAGCAAACGTATCACCAACTGCACCAATAACACCATCATAGATAATGCCATCAAACATCCGGCTCAAATCTTCGGAGTCGTACTTTCGATCTCCATTCAGGCTATTGTAAAAGCCATAACTAAAAGCCATATTGTACAGCCTCCTTTAAGTTTTTGTCAGTGTCGGGGTCGAGAATGTCGGCACGATCGTAGTGCCTGTGGAACTATCCGAGATAACGACCTCAACCACTCTTGTAGTCGCCTTGATTTTGTACTCATTTTGAATCTGTACAATATCTCCGACGAAGAAATCTTTCCCATAGCTGAACATCTCAGTATTCTCAATGTCGCCCTCAAACCCGGTAGCCTTGGTATTCTCCCCAAGTTTATCGTAGCCTCGCTGTTCAAGCTGGGCATTGTATTCGGGGGCAGATAGAGTCTTATCGCTTGTCTTGGTGCTCAAATCCCGGGCATCCACAAACAGCTCTCGCCTGTCCATCCCACTGGGGAACTCCTCAACGCCGTTGCCGTATACACTCTTAAATTTCCGGTCCGAGCCTTCTCCTTCCCCGCCAACCAGTGCTACATTCTTAAGCTCCGCAGAACTTTCGTAGTAGTTCGAATTTACCAGGTTTTCAAAGTTCGGGCTAAAGATTACATACGGCAGTTTCTTTTGGTTATAGGAACGGTCTGTCCCAAAATACAAAGAAAACTCGAACTTAAGGTCACTGTTCAAGATAACCTTAAATCCGAGTTCATTGGTTTCGCAAAGAGATTTAATAGCATCGTAGAGGTTATCGCCCGTGTACTGGGCATCCACTGTCAGCTTTGTGATTGCTTCGTCGGTGCTTTCCTTAAAAATAAAATTCGGGATCTTCCGCTTCTCATCACTCGGCGAAATGATGTTTTCTGTAAGAAGTTTCTTGATCCCGTCCTGTAAACTGCCGCTAAGGGTCGTCTGGGTCCAGATAATACGCCGGTCTATAATAGACTCAAGGCTCCTCCCTTTCACGGTAACATGGCTGCCATCCTCCGCATCGCTATTGATGTCGTTTTTCTCGATGATCATAAGATGCTCAGATTCGGCGCTCCAAATATAATACCCGTCTTTGGTAAAGTTGAAAAATGCTGCACTGACAGGAGCATAAAGCTCAAAGTCTCCGTAGCCGGTGTAACGGTCAGTCCAGATAAAAGACTCATAGTCGTCAATTACAGCTACCGACTTAAAGTCCTTGTCCATAATCAGTGCTTCCATTTAAATACCCTCATACAAAGAAGAATAGTTTATTTTGAAATCCAGGTAGTCGCTGCCCTCATCCGCAGTATAGCCGAAAATGTTGTCGCCTTTCGACAGCATAAACCAGTCGTCATCTTTGCCAATGCAGTTCAGGATGTTAGTCGTAACACCGTCACGCAAAAGCTCGATCGATTTGTGGCCCTTCACAGTCGAAATCGTAATTGTATCGCCGTTCACAATGCCGGAACCAGTAAAGCTCACAAGCTCATCGTGGCTGATGGCCATTTTCTCTCTGGTTCGCACATTGTAAATCGTAAGGTTCTTCACGGTGCCGATTGCTTCAATGATGATAGTAATTCCCTGCTCCGCATCGCCGTCATAGTAAACGACGTTTTCTTTGCGCCGCTCGATAATACCAAACTCGATCTTGTCCTCAGTCAGCGATTCGTTAGAGAAAGGAAACTCGAAATTAGGCGCCACACCATGAAATACTACCTCTCGAATTCCGTCATCGCCTGCCGACTTCCAATACGGATTCGGGCAAACGATACTTACCTGAATGTCTTCGTTTTCGCTAAAGATATTTGGTTCATTGGATTCGGGGTAGCCGTCCACAATGCAGCGCCGGTTATCGGTCTCGATCTCAAGTTGCAAATACTTCTTCACAGGAAAATACTTGTAACTCAAATGTCGTGCATCCTCAATGGTAGGTGCTCCATGCAGGATAAGATACAAAACAATGTTTCGTTCAGTAGATCGGGCAGAGTTAAACTTCGAGCCATCATTTGTGGCAATCTCGGTTGTGTTGATGTTGGCCTTGGGCGGACCAAGACCTTCGATCTTCTCAATCTCAAAAGGCCCGCCATTCCAGATAAGAGGAATGGTCAGTGATTCGCCCATGTAGTTTGTAACTTTCACGGTCTTGATCATGCTTTTCCTCTTTCCTTCATCATGGCAAACTGGTTGTTCGTCTGGCGATACAGATCGATCCGGCTCAGTGCCTTCGGGCTGTAGTTATACTGGTTAAAGTTGTAGGTATTGGACCCACCATTTTGATTCTGGCTGGGGTTCACGTTCTCAGCATACTTATCCGCAGGGGCTGCCTTCCGTACACGGTCAATGCTGCCAGCAAGGTTCATGCTGCGGTTAGCAAAACTCCGATCAAATGCGTTAAGGCCACTATCCACCTCATCCATATCCAAAACCGGCCGGATGGTAGGCTCGTACTCGAAATCCTCATCCATCGTAGCGGCAATGTTTTCGGCAATGATTTGTGCTGCCGAGAGTGCCTGATTAGAGATTGTCTCGGTTGCCTTTGCCACCCGATCCGCATAATCATAGATGCCGTTGGAAAGCCCCAAATCAAAGAACCGCCCGAAGCCATAAGTGACCTTGGACGGAGAGTTGATTTGCAGAGCGTCTTTGGCAGCCTTGAGAGCTTTGGTAGCAACATCAGTGGCCGCGGTAATCACATTTGATTCACCAGCTCTAATACCAGCGGCAAGACCAATATCGAGGAACGAACCAGCGGTGTACCAGTTCTGATACTGGTCATAAATTGCAGCAGCGCCACTTGTTAGAACATTTACCACTGAAGCACTCAAAGTGCCATTTCCAGAATTAAATCCGTCTACAATTTTGGTCATAAGAGTCTGACCGTTCGTATAGAATAGATTCTGGTAGGTCACTGAGTTGTTGATCACAGTAGTTAACATGCTACCAAAAGACTCGCTAATTGTAGGGGCACTATTCTGAATTGCAGTTGAGAAGGTCTGAATCATCGAAGCTACTGCTCCTGTAATGTCACCCATATTAGTTGCTGCTGAAAGATCAATGCTGCCAAGTTTCGTCAGTGCATCGGTTAAAGAGGCAAGGCCGCTCGAAATGGAATCAAAATTGACTTCTGACAGCTTAACCGCGGCCTCAGAAATTGTTTCGATGGAAGATATAGCGAGCGAAATGTTTCCAACGCCACTAAACTTCATAAGTCCGTCTGCAAGACCCGAAAGTTTCGTTGAAATATCATCCGGGATTGTCACGCTATTCCATTTGTTAATTGAATCCGCCAGGTCACCCAAGGGCCCAGTGACAGTTCCAAGCGACCATCCTGCAAGAAAAGACAAACCAAAGTCATTTATGCCAGAAGCAAGATCTTTTAGTTTTTCTCCGATTTTTGCAGGAATAGATACGCTTTTCCATTTTAAAACAGAATCGGCCAGTGATGCCAAGGGATTAACCAGCTGATCAATAGACCATCCGGCAAGAAATGCAAACGAAAAGGCTTCAACACCAGTAGCAAGACTCGTCAGCTTCGTTCCCAACATATCGTCAATGGAAACAGACTCCCATTTTCCAACAGATTCGGCCAATGTTCCAAGCCCAGAAGACACAGTATTGATAGCATCTGCACCCCAACCAGCAGCCCAGAAAGAGCTAACTCCGGTTGCCAAATTGGAAAGTTGTGTTCCTAAATCGTCCTTGATGGTAACACCGTTCCATGCATTCACAGATGTGGCCAATTCGCCGAGAGGTGCTGCTACTGTAGAAATCGCAGAGGACCCAAAACCAGAAAACGTGAACGTGCTAATTGCATTCGCAAGGTCGAGCATGTTATCAGCAATGTTGTCCGGAACTTCTACGTTTTGCCACGCATTTACAGATTCAGCCAATGTTCCAAGCCCAGAAGACACGGTATTGATAGCATCTGCACCCCAACCAGCAGCCCAGAAAGAGCTAACGCCAGTCGCGAGAGAAGATAACTGACCGGGGAGATTGTCATCGACACTTACTCCCTGCCACTGCTTAACTGCTTCAGCTAAGGGGCCAAGCCCATCGGCAACAGCTTTAATCGAAGCGGCTCCAAGTCCAGAGAAAGTATTTGCCAGGCCGCCAAGAGCAGTAGCGCCCATAGCGCCAAGCATTGCAGTGAGAGCATTGTTTACATCTTCCCAAGACATCGTGGAAAATGTTTTAAATGCTTCAGCCAAATCATTGAGCCCCTGAATCGCCAGAAGCAATGATCCACTTCCAAGTAAACCGCTAAATCCGGAAATTAGTCCATGGGCACCCGTAATAGCCGAAACCTCTAAAAGAGCACCGCCCATGCCACTAAGTCCGCGTTTAATTTCATCCCAGCTCAATCCACCGATTTGTTCAAGAGCATCTGCCAGATCACTAAGTCCGGTGATTGTAAGTCGAATAGATCCAGCTCCAAGCAAACCACTGAATCCAGCAATCTTACCAAGAGCGCCTGTAAATCCTGCCACTTCGGCAAGTGCACCGCCCATAGCCACAAGACCATGAACAATAGCGTCCCAGGACATAAATCCAAATTTTGTAAGAGAATCGGCAAGTTCATCCAAACCGCTAATCACAATGGCAATCGAGCCAGCGGCAAATAGCGAACCGAATCCTGCCAGTTTGGATACGGCAACAATTGCAGTTGAAACTTCAGCCAGAGCTCCTCCCATTCCAACAAGGCCGTGCTCAATCTCATCCCAGCTAAAACTTCCAAACTTACTAAGGCCATCGGCAAGTCCCGACAAAGATTGGACAATAATCAAAGTAGACACACTGCCAGCCAAAGAACCTAAGCCGCTTACTTTGTTGAGAATACCAAGAGCGACAACTAGCTCACCAAGGGCACCGCCCATAGCAGTCAGAGATCTCCCAATTTCATCCCATGAGAATCCAGAGAATTTGCTCATGGCATCTCCAAGAATCTTACAGCTCTCTGCAATTGCCAAAAGACTAATGCTGGTTCTGAGCGGAACCTTAACTCCATTCAGAGCTTTAAGTCCAGAACAGAAGATGGTCAGACCACCACCAACACCGATAAGACCCTTAGCAATTTCTTTAAGCGACAAATCACCAAATTTAGCCATCGCAGATGCCAGAACCTTCATGGATTCGGCAACCAGAATTAAACTGATAGACGCTTTACCCAATCCTTTAGATCCATTTTTAGATAGTGTCTTTGTGATGCTATCCAAACTTTTCGTCAACATTTTGAACATGGCTGCCATGGCACTAATACCCTTAAGTGCAGACCCCACATCAAGTTGCGAGAGCGTATTCAGTGAAGCAGTAAGAACTCCAATTGCCCCGGCAATACCAACAAGCGAAGTCACTTTAATGCTTGTCGTCAATGCCTGTAAGCTATCGTGAAGGCTTTCAAAGAGTTCGGAAATTGTAGCTTTCAGCGATCCGGATTTTTTGCCAGCTCCAGTCAATTTCTCGATAAATCCAGAGATTCCGCTGGCTGCGTCAAAGAGCTCCTTACCTGTCAAAGCGCTAAATGCGGCCGCAACCGTGCCAAGGATACCCTTTAGCGAAATATTCTCTTTCAGCCAAGAAAATACAGTCTTAAAGGAATTCCAAATAAACCCAAGAACCGAAGAAATACTTGAGCCAATTGTACCGAATGCTCCGCTAAACCCTCCGGCGCTATTAAGTATGCCAGAGAACAGATCGGAAATCCCGTTAACGATTTTATCGAACATACCGGTAATTCCATCTGTCGAAAAACTCTCATTTAACGAGACTAGGAAATCGCCAAGAGATGCAGCCGAATCCAAAAGCGTATTTCCAAGATCTTTCAGTCCATCGGAGCCTAAAAGTTTAACAATGGCATCACCGACAGTTCCAAGAACTTTCTTAAAAATATCGAAAACAGCAAACACACCTTTAAAGGTACGCTTCAATTTGTTGGCAGTTTCATCACTCACGATCAAGGACTCTGTAAAATTCTTTAGATTCTCGGTCATGGAAAGCAACTTGCCAGATGTCATTGGTGCAAAAATTTCACCAAATGCCTCTTTAATTGAGGCAGTCACTTTAGACACAGCATCCCAAATATTCCAGAAAGACTGAATTAGATCATCTCGACCGCCAGACTCTTTCCACTCTTTAAGCATCTCATTTCGAGCTTCAGCCCCGCCTGCAAATACGTCGTACATAGCGTTTGCCAAATCGGTCCAAAGCTGAGTAGCCTCTTCCTGATTACCAAAGATCAACTCAAAAGTGTTCATCCAACCGGTAGATACAGCATCTTTTACAGAATCAACCGCATCGCCCCAGGTTCGTGCTTCCTGAGCGGCTTTGAATGCTTTCAGACCGAAAGAATCGACTTTATCACCAAGTTCGGAAATTGCCTGAGATGCAGTAATACCTTTCTCCTCAGCATAATCGTAAATTTGGTCAACGGCACTTGAATAGGTCTGGAAAACAGACATCATAACGTCCGAAGTAAACCATGCGTCGTCTGTCAAATGCTCGGCGAACTGAGATTTTGTAAACGATCCTTTGTTGTTTACAAGAGAGGTATAGGTATCATCAGCGTTTTTCTTTAACTTTCCGAGTGCAACACCAGCATCCAAACATTTCTGACGGAATTCATCAGTATCCATACTGGCATTTTGAATTGACTTATAGTCTTCCTTGCGCATAATGCCAGCACCCATAGCCTGAGATAGCTGGTACATCGCACGACTGGCAGTAGAGGCGTTTTGGCCAGAAAGAGCTGCCCAGTTGGCAATGCCCTCCATGGCCGTCACCGATTCTTCAAGCCCCTTACCAGATGCCGTGAATTTCGCAATGTTTGCCACCATATCGGTGAAGCTATAGGAGGTTTCATCTGTAAACCAGTTAAGCCGATCAAGCTGCTCGTTCACACGCTCAAGTTCATTGCCCTGTGCGACTAGAGTCGCGACCGAGGAGGTCTTACTGCCAAATTTAGCAAAACCCGCAGAAATCTGGTCAATGGAAAGTGACTTTATAAGGGATTCGCCAGTAGAAATCGCAGCATTTGTAATTCGCTGCAAAGCCGTAATGCCAATTACTTCCAGGGCACTGAACTTCTGTTGAACAGCATAAATACCACCCTGAAGTCCGCTGAAATCCATTGAATTAGCAGCTTTGGATACACTTTCAAGGCCTTTACTGGCTCCATCAAGCTTCAGCCCTTTTTCTAAATTGTCAATGCTTTTAAGGCTTGTAGAGATGCCTTTCTCAAACTGTGCATTGTCAAACTGCATCTCAACAATGCGCTGGTCAATAGACGAACTCATTCCTTTGCCACCTCTTCCCAAACCTCAGCTGCCAGTTGGTCAAAAATAGGGCGGATAGCCGGGTTGATGTAATCTCGACCCTGAACGTATCCGCCATTCCTTGTTCCGTGACCATATTGCAGGATAATCGCAATATTCACGCCTTTATTCACATTGCTGTTGGTCCAGGTGATCTTTACACCGTCTTTATCGCGGTTGATCCTGTAGTCCCAACTCTCAGCAGTTTTGCCGCTGTCTCTTGGGGTAGCCAGGGCCAATGCCTCTACCCCTTTCCGGCCATACTTATCCAGGCATTTCAGGTATTCCTCTTCGGACATGCGCTTTAAAAAACGCTTTGTCTTTTTAAAGTCACCCTTATGCTTAAAAACAATGGCCATTTTGATTCTCCTTACACGTACTCAGCCTTATACAGCCCCATGTCTGTCAGCTTCAGCTCTTTTGCCAGATTGTAAAATTTCATGGCATCGCCATTACTCACAGGACCAATCGTGATCTTCTGCATCGTAGGGGTCGTCGGTTTGGCAGGTTCGGCAGGAGCCGTATCTGTGTCCCAAGGCTTGACGATTCGGTTCATGTCAACCTCACCGCTGGTGATACCAGGGACATTTGCCTGCGTATACTGATGAATATGACGAGGTAAGCTCTTATCATAGTTGGTTCTGACATCTGCCAACCAACCAAGATACCCATTCTCATTCACAAGATCTGCATAGTAAACATTGGAGTATGCGTAGGTGGTATAGGTATAAACACCAGGCATATATCCAAGCTCTTTGATTCGGTCGCAAAAAGCCTTAGCAGCGGCAGTTCGTGCGGCTTTAGTAATATGATCGGCACGTCCGTTATGGTTAGGCTCATTCGAAGGTTCAGTATCAAAAAATATAGGAAGACCTTTGCAACGCCCATTCAGAACCTTTACAGCATACTCGGCCTCGGCCTTGCCTTCCGCAGCATTCAACGCCTGACTAAAGAAATAGAACCCTGCCAGCTTATTGTTTGTCAAAGCTCCAGAAATATTTCGCTCAAAATATTCATCAGTTACCAACGTACCGGCATCACCGTACCCACGGTACCCAATGCGAATAAACGCTTTATAAGGGACTCTATCCCACTCAATCACCTTCTGCCATTTAGAGACATCAATCGTGATCTGATCACTCATAGTTTCAGGCTCCTCTCCATAGGTTCCAACCTCATTCGGACAACCGCAATATTCTGTCGGATCAATGCCTGTTCCCAGTGCAGTTTCGCGGCACTCAAAGTGCACATGCTCATACGGCGGGTCAGCCAATGCCGCGTTGCCGGTATTACCCATAACGGCAATTAAGTCACCAGATTCTACAATATCCCCGGCCTTAACAAGCAGCTTTGCATTATGGCACAGGTAAATATACCTCGTCCGGCTGCCCTTTGGCGGGTTCTGCACTTCCAGGCAAATATAGTACCCCCACTCCCAGGTCCTATTGGATTTGTAAGTCACAATTCTGGCTCTCGTAACTTTAAACTTCACTTTCGTACCGTCTTTGTAATAAGGGGCAAAATATTCCTTATCATCCAAAAGTTCCAGGTCAATGCCGCCGTGCCAGGTCTTTCCTCCTCCACGGGTATAACCATATCTTGCGTAATTGTAACGGACTCGCACTCGTCCGTTGGTAATACCGCCTGCAAGTCTCATTCTTATCTCTCCTTCTAAAAGGGAATCATCCTTTGGTACCGGTCTTTGCCCGGCGCTTAGCATTCAGCTCTGCATATCTATCAAAGGTAGCTTTTTTGCTCATCTTTTTCTTCGGTTCATGGCTGTTATTTAAAACCCGTACCAAAGTAATCAGCCGGTTCAAATGCCAGCGCTCAAACTCAACCGGTATCCCCAAATCCACCATCCAGGAATAAATCACTTCGTTAGTAATAACTTTTTTCTTCCCCGTTCGCTTCTCATCGGCAAACCAGGTGGCTGTCATAGGGTCCTCAATATACGCATCGATCTCCGCCAACTGTTTATTGGTGATCCCGTAATAGGCCATAGGGTTTACAGCCTTGTTCACCGTCATACAGCGGATATAATCGATCTGCTGCTCTTTGGTATGAGCCTCGTCGCTTAAAAAGACTTTGTGCCATTTTGATTCCCACTTAGAAAGGGAGATAAGGGAATGCTCAAGCACAAGTTTCTGCTCCGGTACCGTAATAAACTGGTTATTCGCCTCGTCGTAATACTCTCTCGGGGCTACCGTAATCTCAAGCATTCCTTATCTCTCCTCATGCCTTATGCTTTAGGCAAAACCGTTACATTGCCTGCCGGAACTGCACTAACTTCTTCCATCTTCGGCGCAACCTCAGCAAAGAACTTGGCAGCCTCTTCGGGGTTGCTCAAAAGTTCAATGTAAAGATCGCTGTAGGCTTCAGTCTGGCTAAAAGCCTCACTCAGTTCTTGGCTCTTAATAAAGCGTTTGCCATCATCGCTCTTCACACCATAACTCTTCAGGAGTAGCTCCTTGAACAGTTTGGCAATACGAATGATGTCCTTTTCTGCGATAATGCGTTTCATCGTCTCGCTGAAGGTACCAGCGGTCGTAAGCTCCATATCGACAAGTTCAGCCTTAGTCAGATTAAAACGGAACTCTTCGGTACGCTCCAGGCCGTCGTAATCGGTATAGGTAATGGTTTTCTTAAGCATGGTCATTTTCTCCTTTCAAAGAACGTAGTTATGCGCCGACTTCGCCCAGCAGAGTCAGAACCTCGGCAGGCAGCGGAAGTTCAGGCTGGTCGGTGTCACCGCCGTACAGCTTGGCCTCCAACTGAGCCAGTTTGCTCTTGTCCGCAGTGCGGCTGTCGATCACGATGTGTGCAGTCGGCTTATGGCCGGCAACAGCAACCGGGTTGGTGGTGTAATCCCAGCTCATAGTCGCAGCGTCAGGGCTGTCATTGATGGTCTCATGGCTCATCTCCGAAGGGGAAGCCGTGGCGCCATACACCAGATGCAGCTTATAGCCAGCTTCATCGCTGACATCGTTGCCGATCTTAGTGCGGTAAGACAGGCCAAACATCTTGCGGCTCTGCTGGCTGGCATAAGCGCCCTTGGCGATCTGCACACGACCATCGCACTCATTCCACTCATCAGGATAAGTGTAAGCCTCGATGGTACCGCCATGGTCCTCGGCTGCACGCATGGAACCATACTTGATGTTGTCGGCGTACAGGGCGGTCTCGTCTGCGCCGGAGGGGCTCTCGGAGACCGAGGTCAGGCCATTCCAGGCCACGCCGGGGGTATATTTGCTAGAGGTGGTGTTATACGGGTACAGAACACCGTGGTCAACGCCAGTTTCGTAAAAGCGCTTGCCGGTATCATCCCAGGTAATAGCTGCCATTTTGATTGTCCTCCTTTAGTAATAAAGGTTTAATACATAGTGGTTTAAATTGTCAGCCGTGTAAAAACGATCAAACAAACAAAGCGGCCACTGTGCGATAAGTTCCGGGTATTTGGTATCCGGGTTCTTATCAATCACAGTGACCTGATAGCGTTTTGTCCATCTGTACGGGGCATTGTCCGCAAATTTGGTATCGGCTGTACTCAATTCGTAAAGGATACAGGGGTACTTCAGCTGGGTATTCACCGTAGGCTGAAAATACACCCTGCAATCCTTTCCGGTTTCAGGGCAGCCCAAAACCTCACACAAATCATGGTGGAGCTCAAGTCTCGTCCCCATTGTAAAGACCTCCCAACGTCAAGATCAGTCGTGGATACTGCACCTCGACCTCGTTGATCTTCCACTTTGCCCCGTTGAATTCGGCATAACGCATCGCAAAGTAATTCTCACGGGCATACGGGTCGGATACAATGCTCAGCTGACTGCTGATGGTGAGATCGTCGTTCAGGTGCTCCGTCCCCTGGAGTCTCCGTGTATTCCGGATAAAATCGCCATAATAAGGCCGAACCGTAATCTCCTCGGTATGTACACCGGGCGCGGTCTCAGTCAGCTTACAGTATCCGATGTTTCCGTAAAACTTAGCCATGAGAATCTCCTTTTGGGTTAGTCAATACTAACCTACGATCAAGCGCTAATCGTGCTGGTCTCCTTGGTCTCGAAGACGATAGCAGACTTCGGCACAGTCAGCGCACCGGAGCAGCGGGTCTCGATCAGATACTTCATCTGGTTGTAGTCGATGTCAAAGTCATCGAACATGGAGACAGCGCCGCCCTTGTCAGCACCGACAGTATAGTCGACCAGGTTGACCATGATAGCCTTCAGGGTAAAGGTATCCTTCTTGTTGCTGGCGGTGTTCTCGCGAGTCAGATTGCCGTCAAACTGGGGAACAGTAACGATCTTGGAAACACGCATAGCAGTAGCCAGCTCGTCCACACTCTTGTAAATGCGGATGCCGTTCTTGTCCTTCAGCAGCAGCATCTCAGCCAGGACATCCTCACTGGTAAACAGGGTCGGGTTGCCGGAACCCTTGTACTCCTTGCGGGCGCGGATGGTATCATCAATCAGGTTGCTGGCGGTTTCAGCCTCGGTAGTACCTTTGGTAATCTCACGCTTGACAGAGTACATTGCATCATCCGTCCAGATCGGGCGAATATGGGTTTCCTGGATCTTGTCATCGGAATCAGACTGACGGCCGTCACCAATCAGGAAGGCACGAGCCAATTCCTCGTTCAGCTTGCCGCGCATCTCACCCTTGACCCAAGCGACAACATCGAAATCCGTAATATCGATCACATCATCGCGGTCGAACTTCTGCTTCTTGTAAACGGTCTGGGGATCGGTGGTACGCTTCAGCAGGGTAAAGACCTCTTCGATCTTCTTCTTGCCCTTGGTGTAGCCTCGTGCACGAGCCTCATCAGCGGTGATATCAGCAAAGCTGGTCTTAATGCGGCTGAAAGGAACATGCTTGACGCCGTTCATCACAACACTGACCCAGCTCTGATCACGATCGATAAACTTCGGGGGAGTATTCAGCTCCTTGTAGTTCGGGAACAGCTGGTCGATCTGCTTGATGCCATAATCACCCTCGGAATGCTCCAGATAATCTTCGGTAGCCTCCTTCAAAGTCAGGCGGCCCTTCTTGGCGTCATTGATGATGGTAGTCATAGCGTCATGGGACAGAACATCCTCAGTACGCTCGGTCTCTTTGTCGAAAATATTATGCTTCATGGTTTTATCCTCCTCAGTAATGGGTTCTTCTTTGGCACTATCGCCGGATTCCTTATCTGCAGCCAGACCGACCATAGCATACAGAACCTTTCTCTGTTCCTCGGTCATGCTGTCAATTACTTCCTGAACAGTCTTACCATTCTGTTCAGATTCAGGTTTCTTAGTTTCTTCGGCCATCTCAGGCTCCTCCTTTTTGTCATCGGAATGTTCAAGGACATCATCAAACTCTCCGGAGTCGTATTCCATATCACCGGCATTGTTATAGATAACGCCCTCATCAACACTGGCTTCGCCATGGGCAAGCACCTCGTCGATATGGGCCTCGGGGTTAGCACCGGCCAGCACCAGGCTCAATTCTCGGATAATGCCATGGGCCACATTGCCTCGACTTTTATCGCCGGCGTATTGCAACCCATTCGCCCAAATGGAAAAGGACGTAATGTCACGGTTCTTCACAAGAGCCTTCGCATTACGTCCCTGGTCAGTGTCGTTAAAGGTCACATAAGCCCTCATGCCCTCGGGCTCAGCCTTCAAAAGGGCATGGCCCAGAACATTCTTGGCATCGTTATGCTGGTGGTTCCACACAAGCGGCACTTCCTGGCCGTCCTGCTCTCGGAATGCACCAGGCATAATCGTTCTGCCGTCGCCACAAAGCACGCCAAACTTAGTGGCCCAGCCACGGCAATCGTAATTACGCTTCGCCATTTTGATTCTCCTCCTTAGGGACGATCGGTTTATTATCGGCAATCTGCTCCTTGCTCTGACTGATGTTGGGGTTGGTCAGTTTATCCGATTCCGGGTCCTCATTCGGGCGATAACCTACGATCTGTCGCAGTTCGTTCGAGCTCAGGATCTCATTACGGCGGAACTTATCAGCCACGTCAGCCAACTGCGCCACCGGCACCAGCTTAAACGGATCGTTAAAGAACACAATCGACTGGTGCTGGCTCCTGGCGGTCTTAGTCAGGAACTTTCGCCGCATCTCCAACACAATAGCGGATACGATCGGTTCAATCGTCCGATTGTAATAGTTCAGCATTGTCTTATCGTCGGCTGTGCCATCCATAACAGCCTGCGTAATGCCCAACTGGCTCCAAAGCAGATTTTGCAAATACTCGATCTGCTTCATCAGGTTGTTGTCAAGGCTCCGGTTCAGCTGGGTAATTCGCTCGGTGCCATCAGTATAGGCAATACCGTACTTAGACCCTGCCAGCTGATCTTCCACGAGCTTCCGACGTTCCTCAGCCTGTTTCCGACGTGCCTCTGTCTTAATGACATAGGGCAGCTGGATAATCAGATCAAGCTTACCGGAGCTGGTCTGCTCGTCCACAACATCCAAAAGGGCCAACTTACGGATCAGGCGCTGCATGGTTGAGTTCGGCTCATTCATTGCCGCAAACAACGGGTTCTCCACAATACCCACCATGCTTTTGGGCAGAGTAACTTCCTCCTGCCTCCCGGTCTGGTCATTGTAAAGCCGAATTCGTATCCGATCGGGATACCACTCGATCACCTTCCCAACTCGCAAACTCTGGATGTCATATCCATTGGTCATAAGTGGGTTGGAGGTAGTATCCACCGGCACAATCGCAATACAGCCCTCGTCCATCAGGCTCATTACCATATCCTGGATAAAAGCTCGCCCGGTCTGGTCGATGTTCGCTTCCACATTCAGGCAGTTGTTCAACCCGCTGTCTATTTCTTTCAGGAAACGGTCATCCTCATCCATCCGGGCATGGACCATTTTGATTGCAGCACAGTCAATGCCGATACGGTTTATAACCGAGGTCACGATCGTTCGCTCATTACCTCTCGTAAACCGTACACGGTCAGGCCGGTAGCCATAACTAACCTCACCGCCGCGATAAACCGGTGGATCTCGAATCAAGAATGCATTCCAGGCGCGTTTCACCCTGGAGCCAAAAGAGTAATTTTCTTCCATTGTTTAACCTCATTATTTAAATGTATCTTTCATGTATTTGTAATCAAGCATTGAGTTAATAATAAGGCTTACATTCTTTGAAATTTGCATTTCTTTTCCATTAAGCGTATAATTGTGTTTCTTTAGATACGAATTTACAAAGTTTTCGCCTGCTGTCACTGCATGTTTAGTAAGATTATGACGTTGTTGGCGTTCTAATTCATCGAGAATAGGCGTGGCACTAAATTTTTTCTTCTTGTCTGCTTCATGCCAAGCTGACGGATGTTTTGGACGAATATCGGTTTCAATTTTATATCTCTTTCGCCCAGCGGCAGTCAAGGTGCCATCATTGTTCTGGTATCTTCGCACGCCCCATTTCATTCCAAGAATGCCATGGTGGGCTAAGTAGTCTTCACCAGAGTTTACACATTCATAGTTCCACATTTAGGTATCACCTCAATCAAACTGTTCGCGGTTGATCTTGTATGCTATATAAGCATCCATCATGGCTGCCACAGCATCGATCTTTTCCTCGTAGCGTTTCTTAAATAGTTTTCGGTTGCCGTTGGTATCTTCCAAAGTAATGCAGTTGCCCATGGCAAAAGTCATAAGCTCCTCGTCAAACATCAGCATCCTCTCCCCTGCAAGCTTCTTCAGCTCACCCAATGGGACGGATTCCGTCTTAGCGCCCTGGATAACCTTCTCGATGCCAAAAGGCCCGTTCTCGTTTTCCCATCGGGCCACGAACTCTTTCGCATTATAGGGGTCGAAGCCAAAAGCACGAACATCGTATTCGTACTGGGCAATATGGGCATCCAAATCGTCATAGACCTGCATCATATCCAAAACGGTGCCGTCCATAACCACAAGACTGCCTTCGGCCATAAATCGGTCATACAGCTGCCGCATAGCCGCCGGGAGCTTCATCAATGTCAACGAGGTTATGTAGTTCCTCGTCTTAACACCAAAGCATCCGTTGGAAAGCGGGAACAGGAACGTAAACGCACAGAAGTCGTCGCCCTGACTAAGGTCTGCACCCAAAGCACATGGCATCTTCCAGTATTCCCTGTGCCGATGCGGCAGCGTTTCCTCGTAGGTAAAGTAGTAGGTATAACCCTCCATGGGTAAACCGAATCTCTTTGCTAAGGTATCATTGCGAACCGCCGGGTTCTGTTCAGCGCGTTCTACTTCCAGCTGATAAGTCTCGTAGGTAACGGTCTTACCAAGGTTCGGATTTGCTTTCAGCCAGGTGTTGGGGTCAGCTACCTCGTCTACAGAGTCCAGCTTATACCACCAAATCGAAACATGCGGATTGACATAATCACCTTTCAGGATCTTCATAAGCTCCATTTTGATTGTGTCTCCGCTTCCGTTTCGTACAGTACCCTCAGAGCTCGTAGCAATGATAAGATAGTCGTTGTTATAGGCTCCACCCTGCTCCTTACTGGCCGACTGCTCGATAGCACCGATGGGATCTTCCCGGATGTCACCGGAAAGCCACTCGTCCACCGTAGCACACTTTACACGTAGGCCCTGTAGCTTATCGATCACCATGGGCCGGATCTCCAAAAGAGACCCAGTCAGGAAATCTTCAATACCCTTCTTGGTCGGGGTCAGCTTCACTCGGTTCATCCTGGAACCAGTTGTGTTCTGTAAAGATCCTTCAGTCAAAAACTTGAACAAAGGCCCTCTGGATCTGGTGATAGCTGTCCGGATCGGTGAAAGTGTTTCATCCGCCTGGCGCATAGTCGGCGCGGTAGCAATCTGTAAGGTAGTTGCAGTATCTACAGTCAGGAAGTAAGCCTGCATACAAGAGGCATACAAAGATTTAGCAGCACCTCGTCCAACGATAAGGTACTGCTTGGTGATCAGTCGCTTCTTAATTCTCTTGTTTACAAAGTGGCCGCCATGGCCGTCCTCATTCGGCTCGTACACACTTCGCTCAATAAAGTAGTACCAGCCAAACACCTGTTCGCCCCATAATTTAAAGGTATCCAGCAGATGCAAATCAGAACCGTCAGTCAAGACTAACTCGTTCTCGCAAAAAGAGATCCAACCTTCAACTTTTTTATCATCGTAATAGATGCCAGGATTAGCAATCAGATCATCGATCCGGTGCATCTCCAGCTCTACTTCCCGACTGATAGGTGTTTCGCCCCGGATTACGGCCTCCCGAAACTGGCCGTAGTATCTCGGTACGGCAGTATTAGAGAGTGCCATAATTTCTCCTTATTTTAATTTTTTCTCAACAATCGTCAAGCCGCCCCAAGTGTCAAGCATTTCTTGAGTAAGAATTTCGCCGGTCTTTGTATATTTTTGTTTTTCAAGAGCAATTTTGTGAATGTCTGGCGAATTTCCAACCAATTCAGCAGTAATTTTTGAAGCCCCATACTTTTTAGCAATTTCCTCGCCTTGTTTCATTGCCGCACTCATATAACCGCGTCCGCGATATTCGTAATCGGTATTTGCCCAATTTATGTAAAATTCATCCGGATTCTTCAAATAAGCATCGAAATTTCCAACTTTCTTACCAGCATCATTCCGAATATCATATTCAAGAGTTTTATCTTGCTCTTTTGCAATCTCCGGGCTAATTTTTCTCAGAGCATTAGCAACAGCACCTCTCTTTTTTCGCTGCATAGTAAGTTGTTCACCAGAAGAAGTTTTAAACGAATAAGATTCATCGCTATATCTCTTTCGGCCAGCAGCAGTCAAAGTGCCATCATTGTTCTGGTATCTTCGCACGCCCCATTTCATTCCAAGAATGCCATGGTGGGCTAAGTAGTCTTCACCAGAGTTTACACATTCATAGTTCCACATTTAGGTATCACCTCACAAAGTAGGTAGTTGTATTTTTGTCGAGTTCTGGTATAATTAAGGTAGAATGGAGACGTTACCATGAAAATGCCAGAACTCACACAAGACCAGGTTATGGAAATTTTAGATAAATGCTATAATGAGGCCGTAAATGGACTTGCTAAAAGCAAAAACTGCGTTGATCTTGCGTCTGAATATCTCAATCGGTATCCTAATACCGAAATTGCAGTAAAAACAATGATCAACAACCAGATTGCTATGTGCACGACCTCCGGTTTCCTTACAAGCCTTGGCGGTCTAATAACACTCCCAGTTGCACTTCCTGCAAACCTCGTAAGTGTATGGTACATGCAAATAAGAATGATTGGTACAATTGCTGTAATGTATGGCTTTGACCCCTTAGACGATAGTGTAAGGACTCTTGTTTATCTATGCCTTACGGGCACCTCCATGTCAAAAATATGTCGAGATGCTGGAGTGCAATTCGGCAATAAACTAACATTGAGCTTTGTAAAGAAAATTCCTGGCTCATTACTTACAAAAATCAACCAAAAAGTAGGATTCCGGTTTATAACCAGAGCGGGAACAAAAGGCATAGTAAACTTGACTAAACTTGTTCCTCTCGTTGGAGGTGTGGTCGGTGGCGCTTTTGATTTTGCAGGGACAAGAGTTATTGCTAACAAAGCCATTAAAGTCTTCGGTCATGGTGTACTAGATTAACCTTTCTTAAGCTCACGAATAGCTAGTGCGATAGAGAGAGCAGAAGATGCAACCCCAAGGGTAGCACCGCCATAGCTAAGAATCTCGTCAAGTTTAGCCTGGCCCTTGTCGATTTTGTCCGGTTCATATACCAAATCCAGATACTGTCGTTCAAGATTCTTTCGATTGATTACCTTTCGCAAATCGTCATCGGACATTTTTGACAAATCTCTTCCACTCTGCTTTCGACTATTTCGAATAGTCCGATTAAAATCTCGCATCTGCTGAGTAGCTCTTTGAGCAGAATCAACAGCCTCTTTTTCTTTCTGAAGTTTGCTCTTTGGCTGAGGATGGTTCTTTTTATACTGAGATTCAAGGGCATGTCGCTTATTATCCCGTAAAAGTTCATCATCGGACATATCAGATACTTTACGAGTTTTCTTTTTTGGGTATTCAATTGCTGCGGCAGAGCCCCAAGAATTTTTGTACCGTTTCCTACCGGCAGCAGTCAAAGTGCCATCATTGTTCTGGTATCTTCGCACGCCCCATTTCATTCCAAGAATGCCATGGTGGGCTAAGTAGTCTTCACCAGAGTTTACACATTCATAGTTCCACATTTAGGTATCACCTCACAAAG